GCACCATGCGGCATGTGTCCGCAAGGACTGCGCTCAGCAGCACAACGCGCTGTGCGTATGTCCTTGATAACAGAAGAGTTACGTAAGTGCGTGCGTGGCTAATTACGGAGCCTACCCACACGCGTGCGGTCGGGAAAAGGAACGACAAAGGTGGTATCCTCATTTCTATATCATATATTTTTTTTACACTACTACCGTACTACTATTGTTTTGGTAATTAAATTTTGCCTTAACTTGACCGCGGATGTGTGGGTATGCTCAAGAATTAGCCACGCACGCACTTTGTGCTATTGTTGATTCTAATGCACTTATAGTCCTTGACAAATGCGCGTATCCTCAATACACTGTACACAGTACAGGAGGATACGCAAGGCCATGGCCTTTCCAGCACCAGATATACCGGAACTTACATGCCGTTGTGGTCGGTGGAACAATAAGATACATTGTCCGGCTTGTGGCGGCTACGCTATACTTGGACTCGGCGTGAAACACAACATCGCGGTGCAGTTACCGAACACCAACGACACGGTCGTTGTATGCTCGTTCAAATGCCGACGGTGTAACATTAAGTTTAATGACTTTGAATGGCGTTACAAATGCGAAGCGCCACGGTACGAGTCTGCTACTATGCAGATTCGCCGTCTTAAGGACGAGGCGGCAGAAAAGGTCAAACTTGCAGGCGAGGATATGAAGCTTACGGCTATGGCTAATGGTGCTACGATTGAACAAGCACGCCACGTTGCTATGGCTTATATGTTTTACCAACGTAACCCGGCAATGCTCAAGCCAGGTGACTTGGATGAACTTCGCCGTTTCTTGAAAATGAACATACCAAGACAGGCTGGCGAAGATGAACAGGAGGTTATTCGATGACTTCGTTACCGAAGGTAAGCGCAAGCGATAAGCTGTGGCTCGCCGTTGCTGTCGCAACTATCGTTGTAATCTTCATTGCACTGTACTTCGCACCTCCATTGCCAAACTGATGTTGTGGTTCAATTTACAATCCTGAAAGGAAGGTACACCGCCATGCCGCTACATGGAAACGGACTTACAGTCGTGGAACAGACGTATCGGATTATTAACCGTACTGAGGCGTTGCGCCGGCTCATTTTGCTTCGCAAACTGGCGTTTGAACACGAAGTACAAGACGCGCAGCGTATGGCGCAAGCTGTCGCTGATTTAGATCCCTTCGGGACGAAGCAAGAGCAGTTTCGTAATATTTTGGAAGTGATTTAACGCCTTGCGTTGCAGTCACTTACAGCTTGCGTTCACAAAGCGAAGCTTGACATCCTAATAAGGATGCAATAGACTCGAAGAGTCACATGCTACGCAAGTGATCCCGTAGCTCCGAGGGCAAAATCGGAGCGTCTTTTTAAGCCAGCTTTGCTTTCGGTTACTATCGGCGCTTCTCAACGTCCGGTTAACCATTTGGACTAGGTTAGCGAAGCTGGCTTAGAAAGTTTCGCAGAAACTCAGAATGGTACACTCAACGTACCGGAAAGAAAGGAGTAACATTACCATGTCGAAGACATACAACGAGACTCGGTATACGTTGAAGTATACCGAGACGAATGACAAACAGGAACAGGTCGATTCCTTTAAGGTCTTGACCGAAAAGCAAGCCAACGAAGAGCTAGAAGCGGCCAAGGCCGCAGGCACACCGGGGCCGGAAGTGGTAAAGATGCAAACCTTCGGTTATGTCGAGGCAGAATCACCGGCCGATTTTGAGACGCTGATCGCCAACGAAGTCGAGCGCGTAAACGTGTTCAACCGCGGCTACGTGCTGAAACAGCAAAGCATTATCCGCGACTTCATGCTCGATAATGAGCAGCAAGCCACGGACGGAGTCTACGACCTGACGGCGGATGCGGCTGAGGTACGTGAACGACGCAAGGCTACGCCGGCTGAGAAGGCCATGAAGGCTCTGTCGGCGCTTAGCGCGGATGAAATTGCGAAGATTCTTTCGCAGTTCACTGCTGCGCAATCAGCGTAGCTGAAAGTTCGGGCGCTAGCCCGATTCCTCGACCAGAGAGAGGATAGAGTGCCACGGAGTATTAGTGGCACTCTTTTTTGTTTTCCACAGTTTCGTTAAAGTATCGTAAACTGTTGAAAACAAAGAACATACAACGCTTGACAAGCACTTAGTAAGTATTATCATGGTACAATAAAAGGCCATATGCCACCACTTGGCGAAATATGTTGCGATTGTGGTGTTAGGACTACACATTACTTCACGACGTGGTGTTGGGGTGGTGGAAGCAATACGATACAAATACGTTGCCGTAATTGTTACAATGCCCAAAAAGCGGCGATGCACGCTAGTAATTATGGAGCTAATATGAGCGTAAAAATCCTCTGGGACGACTCCGTACAAGCGTACCGCGTGGCTACGCCTTACTCGCCAAACTTCGTCGAGTTGCTAAAGCAACAGATACCGATCGCACACAGAGTGTGGGACCCTCAAATGAAAATCTGGACCATTGCCGAGCAATTCGGCGATCCGGTTAAGAAGCTCTGCGAAGCGGTGTTCGCGGCGCCGAATGTAACGTTCGTCAGCAAAGCTGAAGCTCAACGGATTGCGGCGCTGCGTGCTGCGCAAGCGCAACAGGCACAATCTAATCAATACTACGGTTATGTTCCGCCACGCCAACCGCAACCGCAACGCGGTGATCCTTTAGATTCCGTCATGCTTACATTCTGTAAAATGTTGCCATACGACGCTGCTAAAGCAGCGTACCGTAAAGCGGCTATGGAATTGCATCCGGACCGCAATGGCGGCAACGCCATTTCAATGCAGGTCCTGAATACTTCGTGGTCAAGGATTGAAAAGGAGTTTTACCAGAAATGAAAGCCATCGGGATGCTCCCAATACTTATCGACCGATCGAAGATGCGGCGCATTAAGATTACGTGTCGCTGCTCACGCCATTGGATCGAAGACGTACCGTCTGAGGTCCACGACTCGTGGCTCGTTATGGCGTTCTTCTGTCCTTCGTGCGGAAGTGAATACCACTTACAAAACAAGAAGCTCGAACGTGCGGAGCAACGCTCCAGCAAGATGCCACGCACAGAGTGGCCCGTTCCGGATGGGCCGGGAGGCAATGCATAGCATGAGAAACTTAACATGGCTTACGCCGAAGGTACTACGTAGCATACTCAAAGATTTCGAGAATACGAAGTATGCGAACGACCCAGAACGCCGCGCGGTCGCTGGCCACGTTAAATTCTTGGTAATGCAAACGCCACAGCTCGGCGCACTTGCGTTCAGCACGTTGTCGCTAACGCCGGACCCAATCGAAGCAGCTCTAATTTTAATAAGTGCCGGAATACAGCTAGGTTTTGAACTAGCGGAAAAGGAACAGGAGTTATGCCAGACAAAGAACAAGATAAACTGACGTTGCATACGCCAGGCAGCTCTACGAGCTTGGCTAACAGGATTAAAATCGGCGGCAGCAAGCTGCACCAGCGCGTAGCGGCGGCTGCACCCTTGGACGTTGCGAAGCAAGCGGCGCTTTCGGTACCGTTACAAGTACCAAACGCCAAGAATCCATATGATGCCTCGTTAGAAATGCCGAACCGCATCGGTATGATGCTTGACGGTTCATTTTCGATGTGTTCTGCCGAAGGCGACGGTAAATCGAAGATTAACCATCTTAAAGAGGCTTGCCTCGATTTTATACGAAGTTGCGACTTTTCGACTACGTCGATTGCCATCGAAACGTTCCCCACCTCTGGTGTTGAAGACGATGATGAAGGTGCGTGGGCGCCACAGAACAACGATCCGCTTGCGCATTTGTTACCGCCAGGTCAATCACCGCAACGAAGTCGCAAGTCTGCAAGACGCGGTCTCTGCAACATTGAGGCATTCCTGCAAGCCGACATCGACGCGTTGCAGGCGTGTGGCGGAACGCCAATGGCTGGCGCCATGCAGCGTAGCCTTACAACGAACTCGCTTACGCGAGGCATTCTTGTAAGTGACGGTGAAGCCGATTCGGCACAGCGCGCAATTGACATTGCAAAGCAATGGAAAGAGGCAGAAATCGCCATCGACTGCGTCCACATCGGGCGCTCTTCGAGTGGCGAAGCGTTGCTCAAGGAAATAGCGGAGCTTACCGGCGGTTTGTACATCAAGTTCGATAACGTTAGTAACTTCTCGAAACATTTCAAGTACCTTGCTCCGGCGTTCCGAGCAATGCTAACCTCCGGTTCGGCTGGGATGCTTGGGGCGAAGGAGGTAAAATAAATGGAACACATCCAAGGAAGATTCGCCTTCCGTTACGATTTCGACTTCAAAGCGATGCGTTGTTTTGTGTATTGCACCGACTCAGACGGGCGTCGGTGGCTCGGCGAGTGTATCTTGCACGAACAAAAAGACGAGGAATTGAGCTTAGGACCGTTACCAAAGGCGAAGCCATGATCCCCAACACCGCCCAAAAAGCATCGCTAACGCCGGAGCAGCTCGACATTGTTAGTAAGCTCGTAAGCAAGTTTATCGAACTTGGCGTAGATGTTGAATTCACACCCCCGGTAATGGTCGGTCCCGTTATATCACTGTATAAGTTCCGACCGTCCGGTCGTACTCGCGTTAGCCATATCGAGAACCTAGCCGCGGACTTTGCCGTTCTTCTCGGCCACGAACGCATCTTGATCCAACGTCGTACTGGCGATACTGCTGTAAGTGTAAGCGTTCCAAACGCGGAGCGCAGCGTGGTGGATTTCAAAGCCTCAATGGGCGTCGTGACTAAAGTCTTAGCCGCGTCCGCCGCTGCAAGCAAGCCAATCCGGCTGCCGCTCAATCTCGGCGTAGACGAACAGGGCGTGCCAGTAATCGAAGATTTACCGAACATGCCCCACCTGCTTATAGCAGGGCACACCGACAGCGGCAAGTCAACGTTGTTGCATTCGATTCTCGGTACGATCGTATACACTATGAACAGTCGTGACGTTCAGCTTGTTCTATCGGACATGAAAGCTGGCATTGAATTCAACATTTATGAAGGTGCACCGCACCTTGCGTTCCCTGTGTCAAAGACACCGTTCCAAACTCTGGAACGTATGCAATGGATCATTGACATAATGGAAGATCGGCTTCGTATCATTGCTCACGCCAGTAAGCGCGACATCTTTGGCTACAACGAAGTTGCAAAGCACATTGGCGGTAACCACTTACCGTACATCATACTTGTCATCGACGAGGCAGCTTCGCTCTTTGGAAAAGGAGGCAAAGGCAATGGCAAAGGCTCATCGAAGATTGCCGACGAAATGCTCGGAACCATCTGTGCCAAAGCAAGAGCCGCCGGCGTGTACATCATCGTCGCAACGCAGCGACCGTCGGTCGATGTTATTGGCGGTAGCATCAAAGTTAATATCCCCGCTCGACTTTCGTTTAGATTGCCTACCGGCGTTGATAGTCGAACAGTCCTCGGAACAGAAGGGGCAGAAAATCTTCTATCCCGAGGTGATTGCCTGTTCGTTTCGCCAATGCGTCCAGCACCGATCAGATTGCATTCTCCCTACGCTTCCATTGAAGATGTGCGGGCCGCAGTAGAATACGCCAAGGCGCGCGAAGCAGGAACTGCGTTATGAGAATCACCTACGGTAAACTTGACGAAGATGACTGGCTTTGCCACTTAAACCATATTCTTAACGGAGTGGAGACATCCACAAAGTGGTGTGGCGTATGCCACTGGTACAGCAAGTGCGACCCGCTGGCGCGGAACAGGCTCCTGTGCAAATCTCTTCGAGATGCGTATGTTGTTGATTCTAAAGCAGTTATAGTCGAAAAAATGTCTTGACACTAAGTACGCAATAAGCTATGCTGGCAACATGGCACCGTCACTGACTCATCAGGTAACCAGCTTCAGCATCAAGCGCGATTTGTACGAACGCCTCAAGAAACGCTTGCCAAGGTACGGAGACCGTAGCAAAGCTATTGCACTTTTAGTGGAAAAGTTCATTAACGGCGAAGTAAGGCTTGAAATTCCGCCTCGCCGTCTGTAACACGGCAATTTTAACCGAAGGTGATCCTGATGGCAGATTCAACAATACCAGCTCCAGCGGAGCTGGACGTTACGCCAGAGCCGTTAATTTGTGCTGACCTGGCACCAGAACACTTCCACGAACGTCAACATTGTATACAATGTCACCGTATTTACTGTCCCCACTTCCAGTCTGAAATTGACTCCAACTTCTGTCGAGTCTGCCTAACGGCAGCGTCCGCTTCGGTAACTGAAAGTCCCCTTCCACCTGACTCTGAAGGAATCCACCACGAAGGCAAGTACATCATGCCTACCGGCTCGGTTTACAAGACTTTACCTCGCGCGATCGCGGACATGGCCGATAACGAGCTTGAAGAATACCTCAAGCTCATGAAAAACGAAGTTAAGAACGCCGAAACTACGTTGCAGTACCGGCGCATTGCGGTAAGCATCGGCGAAGTCGAGTCGGATCATCGGAAAGTCTTGGAAAGCCGAAGGCTTCGTGGACTAAAGTTACCGAAGCAGGAAGGCGTTATTAAGATTGGCAGTGATGCTGGCAAGCCTAGCAAGAGCTTGGCAGGCGTAGCCGTCCAGCTCAAGACGCTCGGTATTACGAAAGAAATGCTAGAAGCATTACTAAAAGCGAAAGGACCGAAACCATGAACATAGTTGCCAAACTTGGCCAGAACATCCAATTCGTTGCGTTTTGGGCACATTTCGGCGTAGCCGCCTTGGCGGTGGGGCACTTGCCACATCCGTGGCTTGCGTTCGTAATTATTGCGTTAGCGGCGGGTGTAAAAGAATTTTGGTTCGATGCCAAGTATGAAAGCAATCCGCCGCAAACGTTCATGGACGGCTTAGAAGATTGGATTGGATGGGCCGCTGGTGCGTTTGTTGGTATTTATTTACGGTAAGGAGTAGCGTTGAACACGGTGGAATCGAAGGCATCTTCGAGGAAACCACAAGGAGAATCCAATGAAAAACTCAGAGCTCGCAAAGCAGGCATACGACGAACTCGAGCAAGTCATGAGAGAGGCTTTTGAGAAGTGCCACGCGGTCCTGATTGGATCGCACTACGACTTCGACAAGTACGAACTGACCAGCGACGGTGTCGAGATCACAGGCTACGACTACCGCTGCGGCGGTGACTACGAATCGTTCACCATTCCCTATGCCGATCTCGACGACATCGACGCCTTCGTGGTCAGGCGGCAGGCTGAGATCGAGGAAGCAAAGCGCAAAGCGGTAGAGAAGCAAGCTGCCGAAGAAGCGCGGAAGAAGGCGACGGCAGCCGAAGCTGAGCACCAGCAGTACCTCAAACTGAAAGCAAAATACGAAGGAGCAGCACAATGAAAACGAAAGACCTGATCACAGAACTGCAAGAAGCCGATCTGAGTAGACATTTGGCGGCTCCCGGCTCTCCCTCAACTCAAACGGCTCAGAAGAACGAGCAGAAAGGAACGCACGAGTGAGAACTGACGCGTATCTGTCAGATGATCGTAAGTATCGGTACTGGCTACTTCGCGTATGGGACGATTCGCTGCCGATTGATTGCAAATGTGGTGTCAATCCGTCTAAGGCAGATGAGAAAGAGAACGATCCAACAATCCGAAAGGATATCGGCTTCTCAGAGAGACAAGGATTCGGGGGCTTGCTAAAGGTCAACCTATCCGCGTTTCGTAGCACCGACCCAAAGGGTGCGCGGTATCAGCCAATTGGTGAGTTCAACACACCTTCACACATTCGGCAATACTATGACACGTTCAACGCAAAACAGATGACGTTCTGTTGGGGAAGAAACGGAAGTCATTTCTTTACTCAGGCTTCTAACCTGCGAGCCGAATTTCCTAAGGCGATGTGTTTCGGTAAAAATCCAGATGGCACGCCGCGTCACACGCTAATGCTGCCGTATACAACAGAATTAGAACTGTACGAGCCGATACCGTATTGACACGTGGCGGCTCTCCCTCAGTAGAAGAGAAAGGAACGGAGTAAATGATGCCTTCCGAAATGACGCCTTGCGAAATAGGGAGCGCTGGGATGCTGGTCATGTTCCTCGCGTGCTGCTACTTAGTTGATCGCATACGCGACTTGCAGAAAGAAATTGAGCGACTAGCAGAGACAAGAAAGGAACCGCAATGAGCGACCAGGAAACGACCGAAATGACTACCGCAAAGCCGGAACAGGCTCGACAAGCCGTTAAACTCCGCTCTCAGTATGAATCGGATCGTGCAGCCTTAGCCCAGTTCTACCGCGACTTGATCGCATCCGCAACCGACGACGAGAAACTCCACAACTTGTATCAGGAGCATGGGTAGGGACCCGTAAAGAACTCACCGCAAGCGTTGCTTCGTAGAATAAAAAGCGTTTGAACTTTTAAGGGGCTATGGGGCAGGAAAGGGTGAATGATGACGACTAAACTCGGACGGAGTCGAGAAGGTCACGATAAAGAGGCCGCGTCGGACGATCCGCCAACCTGCAACAAGTGTGGCGATGAATTTACGGTGCCAGACGGCTACGAAGTCACTGATTACTGCAATCCATGCGCTCAGGAATTGGTGCCGGAACTACTCACAGTCTTAGAAGCGATTGTGACTTCCGCCAACAACGGCAACGAGCCGGGGCGGACATGGATTATGGTCGCAGGCGGATTGATTGATTCTGCCGAGGCCGCAATCAAAAAGGCGAAGGCTAACTTATGAGCGAAAAACCAGTGGACCATAACGCTAAGCAAGATACAGCGTCGCAGAAATGCCCCAATTGCGGAAGCGAAACTGGTAAACGTGGATGGATAACGATCCCGCCGCGATCAGTCGGCTCTATAGCAATGTTCGGACGTGATGAACTATGTACGCATCGCTGGCATGACGAGCCTGCCGATTCCCTCGCTGCCATGTGCGACCGAGCAAGCCGAGAAACGCCGCTACCGTACTTTGTAAAACAAAACGGCGACGGTCGTTTACACTTCAGTGTCGATTCTTCGATGCTAACTTCATTCTCGAAGTGTCCCACACTTTTCCGTTACCAATACGTCCAGTTACAACGCCGTAAGGGAATGCCCGGAGCCATGAGCATCGGCGGATGGTGGTCCAAAGTCCTGGAGCTGTTTTACACGAACATGCAGTCTCGACAAAAGAGCAACGCCGGTTACGTAACGCGTAGCGAAATGATGGCCTTTGCCGCAAGCGCGTGGCAGTCTTGTAACATGGAAGCCATGAAGTTACAAAACGCGAAAGCGTATGACGCCTTTGGCGGCCCGCTCGGCGCCGCGGCAATGGCCAGTGAATATTACGACCGCATCGGCGGCATTGACAACACCAATCTAAAGATTATATCTAGCGAAGCTGGCTTCGGACTTCGCGGTGAAATGGTCCTCTTCGAGGACAATGAAATTGTCATTCATTACATCGGTAAACCAGACCTTACGGTCTATGATAGTGCATCAAAAGTGCTTGCACCGTTAGATCACAAAACTGTAGACCGTATCAAATCCGATATCCAACGCAAGTACAAACCGCACGGTCAAACCTGCGGTTATATTTGGGCTATCGGCAAGTTAGCTAAAAGCCTCGGCTTTGACATCCCCGTGGACCGCTGCATCATAAACATCGCAGCGCGACTACCACCGGCGGAGAAACCGAAGGACGGCAAGCCGAAACCGCGCTTCACGCGCGTGTATCCAACGTATTCGCCAGATGAAATCGAAGAGTGGCGACTTTCAGTTCTGTCGAAGGTAAGAGCAATCCGTAACGCAATCTTGACAGACTCATGGTACATGAGCGACAGCTCCTGCCACTTGTACGGAGGTTGCGACTTCCGCCTCGTCGATAGTGTAGCTCCAGCGAACCGAGACATAGTCCTACGAAGTGACTACGTTACGGTGGAACCGTGGGTGCCTTACGAAGTTGAAGATGAACAAACCGGAGAATAAAAATGCCAACAGACGTTACAAGTATGGAAAAGGCTACCGCCTTTGAGAAGCTGACGCTCCTTGAAGTTGGGCCAGAGAAAGGCGGCAAGTCTCGCCTTGCGGCCACGGGGCGTAAACCCGTACTGTTCCTTGACTATGACCGACGCGCCGCGGCAGTAAGCGGAATACCTGGCGTATTCGCCATCACGAAACCGTTAATCGACCCGGCTTGGCCGAACCAACCTACTGCGTATCAGCAAACGCTTAACATCCTTGGCGAGTTGGAACAGCACAAGATTGATCTCGGTGATGCCTCTGGTCCCAAGTTGCCAAAGACTCTCGTCTTTGACTCCGTCGCAAGCTTCGCTAAGTGCGCTGGCGCATATGCGTGGTTCACCACACCGGACATCCGTCGAACAATCTCCGTTGGCGGTCAACAGTTCCACCTCCCGAAGGGCTTTGACGGCTGGAACGCCGAGATGTCTCTTGTAGAGTCGGCCATCTTGCGAGCGTTAGCGATACCAGACCTGGACGTCATTTGTACGCTGCATGAACAGCCCGAAGAGGCTCCAGAATCCACGAACGAAAAGCCCAGTTTCACTGGCAAGTTCGCCATTTACCCCACCCGGTACAAACTCCTGCTCAAATGGTTTAACGAAGTTTGGAGGGTAACAAGAGAAGACGCAAATGGCCCGAAGATTCAAGTCGTGCCGAATTGGCAATTTACTTCCGCTGCTACAAACCTTGGTATAACGTTAGTTGACAAACCGGACATTTCTTATTTAATAGACAAGGCTTTATCCAACGGTCACAAGCCGTAACTTAACTAAACCAGAAAAGGACAAAACAATGCCAAAAATCAAAGGTTCCAAAGAGTCGCTTGAAGGCAAAGCGGCATTGCCGGGCGGAATTTTCACGTTCCGTCTTGACGGTTTCGATCCAAAGCTGTCCAAGGACACAAAGTCGGTAAACCTTCAACCTAAGATGAAGGTTATCAATCACCAACAGCACAACGATTCGAGAATCTTCGAGAACCTGAACTCTCAGGCGACTTGGGTCATGCGTGATTTTTGCCACTCTCTTGGCGTTCTGATGGATGGACCAGATCAGACGGATATGCCAGGTGAGTTCCAAGGGCCAGAAGCCGATCCGAGCCAATGGAAGTACGTCGGCCCACTTGTGGGCCAGACTGGCCAAGTCGAACTGACGACAGTTCCGAATCTGAAAGGTGGAACACGAACCGTACCGAAGCGTTACCTTTGCAGGATTCTGGGCTGCGTCGTAAAACATTCTGAGTCCCTCGTCTAACGACGATAACTTGGAACAAGTTCACCGTGGCTGTGCCAAGCTCCACCACTTACGTGGTACAAACTGAGCGTCAGGCAAAGCCGTAGACGGTGAGTGGACTCCGTTGCTAATCCGGCGGCTAACACCAAAGCGTAGTTGAGCAATGCTATGTAGCGTCGTCAAGGATCACGCGGAGCGGGAAGGTTAGCAAAACCGCATAGTCCATTTGAGGAGCCGAATGGCTGACAAAGAACTAACATCGAATGCCTACTGCATCGGATGCAGCGCACGCATTCCAGTCTACGAACTTATGTGTAGTTCCTGCAAACGTAAGTTTCCAGTCCTTGCCTCAAGAGCGAAGCTCTGCTCGGAGTGCGGCAGGCCATATTTTGTACCGCCTACGGCGGAGCAAGTTGAACAGGAAAGGCTTGAAAAATGCCAGAAACAATCCTGACCGATACAATCCTAACCGATGGGCGTATCCGCGCCGATATGGGGGACATTGACGGTCTTTGTAATTCCATTCGAGAGTTTGGTTTGATTCAACCAATTGTTATTATACTACTTTCAAGGGCACTAACACCGACGTTAGTCGTTGGCGGCCGCCGGCTTGCAGCTTTGAAACGCCTCGGTATTAAGAAGCTACAACACGGTATCCATTTTATTTACCGAGGCGAAGAAAGTGACTATCAAAGAAAAGCTGTCGAATTGGAGGAGAATCTCCGACGTAAGGAACTTAGCTGGCAAGAACAAGTTACCGCTAAACAAGAACTTCTCCGACTTATGCAGAGCATCCATGGAGTTGCAGAAGTTGGCGGAAGAACTCGGCAAGAACTTGCGGAAGGAAGCTCAAACGGATTTGGCGTCCGCAAGCTGGCGGCACTCCTTGGCGAAAACCCAACACAGACTAGCAAAGACTTGCGTATTGCTGGCGCGATTAAATCCCTACCTCAACTTGCCAAGGCAGACACCAAGGAAGGAGCCTTCCGGCAATTATCCATACTAGGCGCGTTAGCGAGTATGGTCGTGAACAGGGCGCCGGTTGGGACGACGGTGCCGCAATGGACATTGTATGAAGGAGACTTTAATGCGAATGCAAAACAACTTGGGGACCAAACCGTTGATCTGGTTTATTCAGATTTGCCGTTTGGCGTATCGCTCTCTCAAATGTCGAAACACGCTGGCGGCGTCGTGGATTACAATGACTCGTGGGATGACATCGTTAACTCCCTGGATGCCGTTGGGGTCACCGCCTACAGAGTTCTACGCCCAGATAGATTTGGAATCTTCTGGTTCGGATTCAAGTATTACGAATTACTACGAACTGCACTTGAGCGAGCGGGATTTACAGTCAATCCTGTTCCTGTTGTCTGGTGGAAGCACACTCGTTCGACAGAGAACCCGAACACCCGCTACGCTAACGGATACGACGCCGCGCTAGTTGCCATGAAAGGCTCCCCGGTCTTTATCCGTCCCGGCTCCGCCAACGTTGTCGATCTACCTTCGGTAGCATCAACCGACAGGCTGCAAATTGCGCAGCAGCCGGTGGCACTTGTAAAAAAGTTCATTGAAGATACCACTGCCGAAGGCGCTACTGTCGTAGACTTCACCGCAGGTAGCGGCACCACAGGCGTTGCGGCGTTGGAGCTGAAACGTAAAGTAATTCTCTTTGAGAAGGAGCCTGCCGCATGTACGTTGATAAAAGCGAGGCTGGGAGCCATCAAATAAAAGAGCTGGTTCTGCAAACTTTGTTTGCGTTAGCCTACGAAGTACAATGGTATCACGAACACTGCCTTGCAGTGTTAGATGAGGACGGAAGTGGGATTACTGACCGACGCTTTAAGCAATCTTTGTAGGTCCAAGGGGCTGAACTTCGTTCAGTTCCGTGGCGACCCACGAAGCCCTGTGTGGGTAATCGGCGAAGCCCCTGGCGCCGACGAGGACCAGTACGGAGTACCGTTCTGCGGTGCCTCCGGCAAAGAGCTTGATCGGATGCTTGCAGAAGCCGGCTTTCGCCCAGATACAGTCTGTTTCACGAACCCTTACAATGTAAGGCCGCCAGACAATGATCTATCACGTATCGAAGAACTTGGTGTTCCGAAGGAACAGTATGAAAAAGCTTTTCTCGAAATGCTCACCGAGTATAAACCCACTATACTTATTCTCACTGGCGGGACTCCCACTTCGTTGCTTTGCCCAGATACCATTTCTAAACGAGCAGGAGAAACGCAGATTACGAAGTGGCGAGGCAGCTTGCTATGTAGCCCGAAGCTCGACTGGCCACACTACTGCGTTCCTGTGTACCACCCAGCCTTCGTCTTGCGGGAATGGTCTGAGCGACAAGTCGCAATCTTGTGTCTCGAACGAGCTAGAGAAGAGTTCGATTTCTGGCGACAGAACCAGCGACTCCAAACACTTCCTGAGAGGCAACTTATTGTACAACCCGGAGCGTCGGAAGTTGTAGACTTCTTGCGTTCGTGTCTCGCCTCGGACAGTTACGTCAGTAACGATATTGAAACGATCAGCGGTAAATACCCCTACACCTTCGGTATTGCACCGTCGGCCAAACTTGGCATGAGCTTCAGCTTATGGAATTATGAACCAGAACAACTCCGTAAAATCTGGCAAAGCCTCGACCTGGTACTTAAAACAAGAAAACAAATTGGACAAAATTATCTCGGATTTGACTGCTGCCACTTGGAGGCCCTCGGATTCCGACCGAGGACGGATTTGGCAAGCGATACTATGGTTAGGCACCACATTTTATGGCCCGAGTTTGAGCACAAGTTACAGTTTCAAACATTCCAATACACGCGCCAGCCTTACTATAAAGATGAAGGCCGACTCTGGCACCCCCGGCAGGGGATCGCCCCGCTCATGCGGTATAACGCTATGGATGCGTGTGTCACTTATGAAGCTCACGAAAGGCAGGAGGAAGAATTTGATGACAGACCATACCTGCGAACGTTCTACGAAACGTACCAAAAGAAACTTAACCACCACTTCCATTGGATCGAAAAACGCGGACTCCTTACGGACGCCACTGCGCTGGCGGGACTTAATAACTTTATTCTCACCGAACTTGGAAAGGCTTGCGGAGAAATATCCAAGTTTACGAACAGGCCGGTATCGGCTGATAAGCCTGGCTGCATTAAGCTTGCCAAAAGCCTCGGTTGTACGGAGAAAGAAATCGTCAACCTCAATTCGCCAACGCAAGTCATCACGCTGCTTAAAGCGGCAGGCTGTAAAATCCCAAAGAAGCGCGGTTCCGGTAAGGAAAGCAGCGACTCGGAAACGCTAAACAAGATCGTCGCCGAAACGGCCAATCCCGTTGCCGTTCAGGTACTGCAAACGCGTGAGTTATCGAAGATAAAAGGAACCTATGTCAATGCGAAGCTTGCTGATGGCATCCTCTATTGCTCTTATGTCGTTACTGGCACCGTTACTGGCCGGCGGAGTAGTCGCGCTAATGTTTTTGGACTCGGCACCAACCACCAGAACTTACCTAAGCATTCTATTCTTGGTAAGAAGTTTCGCCGTTGTCTGGTTGCTCGGCCTGGTTACATTTTTGTTAGCTGTGACCAAGCTTCCGCTGAAGATTGGATCGTCCAGGGGATAATCGCAGATCAGACTGGCGTTCTTTCAGGTTTACAGGAACTGCGCGATGGCGTCGATAGGCACCAGAACCTCGCCGCGTTCGTGTTCTCGAAGCCGAAGGCTGAATGCGGTAAAGATACAATGTACCGTTACCTTGGTAAGAAGACGCGCCACGCAGCTAATTATGATATGGGTCCGTTCCGGATGTCGCAGGCACTGGCAACTGAAGGTTATACCATAACACAGGATCATTGCGAATCGTTGCTTAACAGTTTTCATACGTTCGATCCGTCGATACGTGGCGTGTTCCATGCTTACATACAACATGAAATGCTCACGTCACGGACGTTACGAACACCACTCGGTAGAGAGCGGTACTTTTTCGGTCTTCGACCGTACTCCGACAATCACAAACTCTTCAAAGAAGGCTATGCCTACATTCCCCAATCCACCGTAGGTGACAACACCGGCCTTGCCATCAACTATGTTGAAGAACACTACCCTGAACACTGCGTATTGGAAACCCATGATGCAATCACACTGGAAGTGAAGGACGAGCCGGCGGAGATTATAAAAGCCGCAGGCGTGCTGCAAGCAGCTTTTCACCGAACACTTGTGTTCCCGAAGGGACTCGAAATTGAAATTCCGATCGAGACCGAAATCGGTTACAATCTACAGGATACAAAGAAATGGACAGAGAATGGCGACCTGTACCAATTGCTTTCTATGCTTCGTTCTATGAAATCTCAAACCTTGGCGAAGTCAGAAGAACAAAATCAGCCAGTCCAAGAAACCGCTTCGGTAAGTTGCTAAAACCAATGGTAGCCAAGGGCTATTACTTTGTAATGCTTTGGCGACTTGGCATGTCATCAGTGTACCAGGTACATTGCCTTGTAGCCGGTGCATTTTTAGGAGAACGTCCTCCTAATTATGTAATCCACCACAAAGACGATAACCGTACCAATAACGCTGCAATAAACTTGGTATATATACCAACAAGAGTCAATACTTGCGCGAGGTATTCGCAGACAAGGGCAAGTTACCTTGAGACAGCTAAAAGGATCGTGGGTAGATAATTATGTAACGTGGGTATCCAAACTTGCTGACAGCCCTTCTCAATACCACTGGTGGAGTGCGGTATCGGTCATAGCTGCAACTCTAAAACGCCGTGTTTGGGTGAATAGGGGATCGTGGAAGTTAATGCCTAACCTTTTCACGATACTCGTCGGCCGTCCTGGGTACGGTAAAGGCGGAGCTGTCAACCCGGCAGTTGGGATACTAAATGAGGCCAATTCCGCCAACGTTTTATCTGACCGTCTTACAATTGAATATGTACTTGAAAGACTTTCAAAAGGTTTCGCGGCAACAGCACCTGGCGCAACGCCGCAATCGTTCACACTTGGAAAAGAAGCGTCAGCGATGATATTCGCGCCAGAATTATCAATTTTTGTATCGTCAACGCACACACTTCAGATTCTGTCAGATTTGTGGGATGCCAGAGAAGGAAAATTCCATTATGGGACACGGCATAAGGGAGAATGGCACATTCAAGACCCTTGCCTTAGTATGCTCGCTGCTTCTGCTCCTGATTGGCTTATACGAACAATCCCTACGGACGCAGTCGGCGGCGGTTTTACTCGCCGTGTTAATTTTGTACTTGCGTCCAAGCCGTCGGTAAAGACAAATGCTTGGCCGGTTTACAACGGGGCTGGACAGGTCCGACAGGAACTCATTGAAGACCTTCGCAGAATAAGCCAACTACAAGGCGAGTTCAAGTTCGATTCCGGCGCGAAGCTCGACTTTGAAAAGTTGTTTGGCGAGACACTCGGAGAGTGGGAAGATGAAGCGACTGCTTCGTATATTACTACAAAGTGGGCTCATTCTACTAAGCTGGCCATGGTGCTTTCTGCTTCTCGCGGTGACGATCTTGTTATTACCGCTGCTGATTTTGCCGCAGCTAGAGGAATGGTTGACCAGGTCACTACGGACCTTAAAACGGTGTTCAGGGGCGCTGGCACCGGGGATTACGTCACGGCGTGTGATAAAATAGTTCAGTACCTTGAAATGAAACCTGGCGCTTCGCGCAGAGAAATTATGGGCTTCGCCTGGAAGTACGTTCACTCAGCAGAGCTTGACGTTTGTTTAGTAACCTTGGAACAAGGTAACATGATCGAGTCGCGTCAGCGTGGCAACAATACTGTATATTTTAAGAAGTGAAAGGATACCAAAATGAAGAACGCAACCGAAGATGGTCCATTCACGTCGTTAAGTGAGTGGATTGCCGAAGAAGAAAAGAAATGTTTCTTGACGCCGGTCCTGATCGACGGCGGACGAATCGTCATCAAACAGGATAACTTCCACTATTCCGGACGCATCGCCATTCCTGACACAGCGAAGCGCCGGCCAACAACTGGCCACGTAGTGCGGGTCGATGACGTTGAGAAGTTTGGTGACCTGCTCGGCAAACGTGTCGTTTTTGGCATGTACTCCGGCACGCTCATCGTATTCAAGGACAAGACTCCGTACAGAGTCTTGGATACAAGAGAGATTCTCGCGGTGGTCGAAATCGAAGATGTCGAACTTGACAACGTCGAATAAGACCGCTACGTCCAGAACGCAATACAATTCCGTCTAAGAGACGGAAGTTTATCCCCGTCAAGCCTGAGGAAGGTGGCAAATGCCAAAAGACAAAATTGGAAACTCGCTGGCCGAAGGCGATCTGGTTAAGGTCGAAGTAGCCGGTGATCTAATCGGCGAGATACGAAGTTATGAGGAGGGAAGTACGCTTGGCCTTAACAAGATGGTCCTTCCGGCCAAAATGCGAATTATCATAGACATAACGTTACAAGACGGCTCGGCTCGCGGAGTATTTGGCAACTTGCTAAAGATTTACAACCCCAAAAGGAACGAGCCGTCAGGCAACGCTTAGCGCCGTGGACCTTTCGTCGAATTCGGCGCGCCTTTAAACCCGCTTTCAACCCCGCCTCTAGCAGAGCTACGGCCGCTGGGGGCTTTTTTGCTGTCCTTTGCCGCGTTCAGCAAGTCGCCGGACGAGTTCTTGCTCGGGCTGATTTCGAGTTTATCGGTGATGGAACATACTTCCGAAGGATGCAATACTCCGTTGCTCATTTTGTTATTCTCCTTGGACCAAGTTTACTTGCTCTTTGTTAGCTAGACAAAGACGACACGGACGTGTATAAAGTATACGATCGTATCAAAGTTATTTTCCGCCGTGCTCCTTCATAAATTTATAAACCTCAAGAGCTTCACTAAACTCCGTCGTGGAATCCATCTTCATATCTTTCGCCATCTTCTTCAGCGCCGTGACATACGTTTTACCTTCCGGCATCTTTGTTAATTCACCGTACACGCCTTCAAGAGCTGAAAGCGCAGCTTCTGGCGAAGCGCCTTGAGCCAATGGCTCGAAGGACTTCGTCCCTGTCTCCGTTACCGTCGCTTTAGCGACTGGCGAAGCCTCGACCGGAGCTTTCACTGCTGCTTCGCTACGTGATTTCTGCTTACGCTGGCGCGTTTCGATCTTCTCCGCAAGCGCGGCTCTTCGGGCCTCTGTTGTTGCTGGATTCAGAATCTCCTTCAGGTCGGCAAGCTCCTTTTGGTACTGAGCCTTGTTCAACGCCGACTTTGATTCGTCGATCTTCTGCAATGTTGAATCGACAAGGTCAAAGTATTTCTTCATTTCCGGCGGAACACCGCTAACACCTTCCGCGACTTTCGTCGTCGTAGCTGACGCTTTGGCTTGCGCTGGTGCACGGCCAAGTGCCTTGTCAGTTGCAGCCTGTGTAATTGGATCAGCAACCGGCGCTGCCTTTGGTACTGGTGCCGCTACAGGGGCCGAAGGCGCAGCCGGAGCAGGAGCCGCCGGAATCGGTCCCGCCCCAGCGCTCGCGCCTGGTGCCGCCGCACTCACCGGCGAGGGTCGAGGAGCTGCTGGAGTAGCTCCTCCGCCAGGACCGGCTTTCACACCACTTCGTGGCGGAGGTGTTGCCATCGAATCGCCACTTAAAATGTCTGCTACACGAGCCGCTGCTGCCGCGCGAAGCGATGCGCTTGGCAACTTGTTCCACAAGTACATCAAGCCGGCTGCGCCAAAGTAGCTTCCAAAGCCGGCTCCGCCCAGTCGTAATACACCATAAGCTAACAGCCCTGGGGCACCAGCTTGTAACATGCCTTTAAGCTTGTCTTGTAAACCGACTTTAGCGCTGGCCCTGGCCGCATTAGCGGCCTCGCGTGCGTCGATCAGCGCAGCATCTTGCTTGGAAAGCTGTCCCAGCCCAGGCACTTGTTTGTCAAGCGCATCTGCCATTGCATGGCCAAGCTGGCGATTTAGGTTACGAACATACTCCGGATCGCCGGTCTCCCACCCACGATTCATTACCGCACGTTTCTTTGCCAACGCAGTTATTGGGTCTATGCCTTTGGCATAGTCGATTGGTTGTAGTGTTTCTTTACCTGTAAGCGGGTCTTTCGCCACGACGCCGGATGCTTGCATCTTCTCAGACTGCAAGCGACGAACCGTCTCGACCTTACCAAGGTTCCGCGCCTTAGCCATAGCCGGGTCATAGACTGCATCTACGACTTTGTCCAAGCCGTTCACTACCGTGCCTTTGGATTTCGCGTCTGTGACTAGCTTGTCAATCTGCGGTGTGATCCGCTCGATCAAACCTTGCGCTTTCTTGACAGCTTGGCTATAAGACCAAACCGGCCCTACAAGACGGGCCATGTGACCGCCGGGATCGGTACCAGAAGCCTCTGGCTTTACGCCAAGCGCCTTGTCATAGGTCCTCTCCGCATACGTACCAAGACCTTTTACAATGACTGGCTTGACCAACTTACCTACGACTTCAGTCGCCTTCGGCAGCCCAGCGTAAGTAGACATCTCCGATACAGCACCTACGGTTTGGGGCGTTAGCTTGGCGTAGCCTGGACCGGCCTCCTCTGCTTTCTTGGCCGCTCCGCCGAACATTGAATTTTCCAGGAACGAAAGTATCTGCCCGGCTACGCCCTCACCGCTTTCAGCGGATTTTTTCCGCGCCGCTTCGGCGGTAAGCACGCTCTGACCAATGTCAAGTACCGGATTCAGTAACAAGCGTCCGACAGGTCCAATAGCCGCATCCTGCTCACGGGACGTGTCCATTGTTGCGTGCGGCGTAAGCGTCTGCTTTATAGCACCACCAACGTTAGTTAACGCTCGTCCTACGCCAGAGACGGCTTCGCTTACATAGCCTGGCTTCTCCGTGCCACTGGCGCTAGCCGCAGGCTTCGCAACCGGCGGTTTCGGTTGCGAACTCTTCGAGACTTTGGCCTTGGCCTCGTCTGGCGACGCAGCCTGGGTCCTGTACCATTTCTGGTCCGGTCCCTGTACCTTGTACCACTTCGGCGTTGCCGCCTGTGGCGTTATTGTAGGCGTTTCCATGTTATTGTACTATGATCGGATCGTCTTCTGTTCCCTTACCAGCCGGTTCGCTTCCACCACCAGAACCGGACGCAGGCGCTGGCGCCTCTGTAATGTCCGGTATCGTCCCGAACTTCATCATCGTCTCACGTTTGGTTTCCACGAGCGACATCTGCTTTTGCAGAATATCCTGCTGCGCCTTAATACCCTCAATTTGATTCTGTTTCTGCTTCGCCTCGGCGGAGTTCCACCACGACGCGATCGGATGATCGTCGATTTCCTTCTGAAGCTTTCCGGCGTCCGTACCGAGGTTCTTGAACTGCGTAGACAGGTTGCTGTATTCCTTAGCTAACGATCCCAATATCTTATCGTCACCTGTGTTCTTGTTCTTGATCGCATCAACGCGCATTCGAGTCGTTTTTATCGCTGTATCTGCTTGTATTTGAGCAGCTTCGAGCGTCGTATGTGACTTTAGACGCTCCGCGTCGGCTCGCTGTTGTAACTGTGCTGAAAGCGCGGGAGTGACTGTCCCAGCAAGATCAGTCTGCTTTTGTTCATGCGCAGCGCGAGCAGCTTCGGCTTTAGCTCGCTCCTGTTCCGCCCCGGCACGAGCTAACTCCGCTTGCATTCTTGCTTGCAGCTCCTGTTGCTTATATTTCTGTTCGTTCTCGGCCATGATGTCTTTGTACGCCTGCTGCGCGCCAAAGTACGCGGCGGAGCCAGGCTTGTTGATGTCTTTGAGAATTTTGCTGGCTTCTTTTGCCCCAAGCATTTCGTTCGCTTTTTGTTGCAAGAGCTTCTTCGCTTCGGGGTCCTGTGAGTTGTCTGCGGCAATGCCCATGCGCAGCATCGTGGCAACAACGCCGCGCGCCTCTTCAGTCTGCTTCTCATACTTATGCTTCGCAAGGTTTTCCCCAAACTGTCCCAGCGATTCCATCATGTTCGTCACAACGGCAGCGTTGCGCGCCTTCGGGTTTGGGAAGCTAAAGCCACTTGCGTAATTGGGACTCTGTGAGTGAGCCGCTTGCGGTAGCACTGGTTGCGCACCAGGTGAAGCCCCTGGCCCGCCAGGGATCGAAGGCGAAGCGCCTGCGGCAATAGAGCCTTGCGGAACCGGAGGTTTTGCCGCCTGCGGTACTTGAGGTGTAATGCCAGGCGTTCCGCCTCCGCCTGGCGCAGCTCCAGAAACGGCCTGTCCAGTACCAGAAAGCATCTTAGCCAAAGCCTGAAGAATCTGTTGCGGTTTCGATGGATCGTTCTGCGCTCCGCTAGGATCAATTGGTGGTGCCATAAAGTACCTCTTCTGTTACGGAAATAATACAGGCCATAAATTGGCCAGCCCAGTAGCAGCTTGACCAGAACCGCCAAGTAACGCTCCCAAACCGCCCATGCCACTCGGCGTAGACGTTGTTGGCGGGTACTGGCCAGTCAGTCCTTGCATGTTTGAAATCAACGGATTGTATTGTGGCTGCGTTCGTAGGAACTCACTATACTGGTTCTGTATCGCCTGCTGGTCGAGCCCTTGTAGGTACTGTCCGGTGCCGGAGGCCAAGTTCGCCTCGGCCGAAATGGCTGGCATCTGTATATTCTGAATATTCGATTGTTGTAACTGACCCAGCAACGACTCCTGTTGCAACGCAGTCTGTTGACCGAAATTAGACATCGCCGTCCCAAACGGAGAGCCGGCAAGATTACCCATCGACCCAAATTGTTCACGCAAGTTGGCAGTTTGCTGCGCGATTGGATCCTGCATCGCAGCGACCATTGACTGCCATTCTGGCAGCGCGCTAACGCCTTGCGATGCAATCGTGTTCAGTGTGTTACCGCCAGGTATACTCGAATTGTTGCCGCTAAGCATCTGCGTTAGCTGTTGTAGCAACGGATTCATGCCTGCGGTAAGCTGGCCCGGAGCTGTGCTCCCGCCAGTCGGCAACGGCGTGCCAAGATTGAACGGCGTCAGCCCCTGACCGATCTGGCTCTGTATCCAGTTTGCGAACTGGTTCCCAAGTCCCGGATACTGCTGTTGCACTACGTGGGAGCCAGGAATGTTCTGCGGGCCGGGACTGCCCACGTACTGCGACGGCGACGAAGAGGATGGTACTTGATACGGGTTACTCCCCGAAGGGGAAGACTCACCGAAATTGAACGTCGGAAACGGCGACGGTGACTTTACGCCACCAGAGGTGGGACTGATGTTAAATCCGCCAGGGTTGCCACCGCCGGTCGGCGAGCTTCCAGCCGCAGGCATGGACGGCAGCGCCGAGAAATATTGGTTGCTTGCACCAGCTCCGCCAGGGACTGAACCATCTACGCTCATGCTCGCCCTGTCGATCGGATTCGCCATTGGAAAGCTAGCCATTACCGGCCTCCTCTCGTTCCGTAACCTATTGTATGCACGATGGGCCGAAGCGACTGTTGTTGTCGCCAGTTCTCTCGCCGTCTTCGACTCTTGATATTTTTAATCAAGCCGGGATTGCCTGGCTCCTTCGGATCGCCGTAAAGCATCGTGTGAATTTCATTGGCCCGCTCGTACTCAAGCAGCTCCATAAACCCACGCATCGCGGCGGCCCATTCAATTACTTCGTACCATTCGGCCGGTAACAAGACTGGCGTTGTGTTGAGTAGTCCCTGCGCATTGAAATAGTCAATGAACGGATGTCGGCGCAAGTACCTTGCCTGCACCTGATAGTTCATGCTCGGCGCAGGCGAAACGCCAAAATTGTAACCGAACCTGTACCACTCACTCGGCAACGAAGTGTACTGCGGGACTTTGTCAGAAGCCTGGTACGAAGTGTAGTTCAATCGCCGTCGATTATTGTTCGTCGGATAGTCAATCCAGATTAGAATATCCAACGTCGATAAGTTATAATCCGCCATGTTCTGTTCATTGAATTGGCTAATGATATTCGTAAACGAATATTCTTGAACCGCACCTGCGGCGATTGACGAACCTCCGGTTAGGTTGAACGTAGGACCAAGCACCTCAAGATCATCAAAGTCGTCACGATAGTCTGGATTGCCAGAGATTTCAAGCAACGCATCGCGTATCCAGACATCCGCACGTGCGGTGTCCGTGGTCCGGTTCTCAACACGGAGTATAACTTCCGGTTCGAGATTAGCGATCGTGACTATAACTGGTGCTACGAGCGGTAACAAAACTGGCACAAAAGTCTCCTAATCGCAGTGCGTTCCTGCGCCGAGCGTAACCTTAACAGTTACGGTACAGGTATTTGTACTTACCGGAGGTGTGATTGGCAGCACCGCTAAGAACACGTCAGTGCGGCCATTGCCATAATCCGTCCAGGTACAAGTACCGTCAGACTGCGTTCCGCCAAGCGTCTGGTTCCATGTTCCCGGTTCGGTCGCTCCGCTGGTACAGTTCGACGCGTTATTGAATGAATAATAGCCAAGTGCTCCGCCGCTGCCGCCTGATCCAGTATTACCTACCGTAGGTGTAATCATAGCACCTGCGGTGTAAGCGTGGTTCGCTTGCCAGTCAGGCAACGTAACACTACAGCCTACGTGTACGCCATCGATGCAACCAAGCTGGCCGAGGAAGTCTGGCGACCATAGTAGGTACTTGCCATCTTGTGAAAGGCTTCCTGTTAAGTAAGCAAGCTCCAAGCTTGCATAAGAGTGCATCGCTCGGTAAGTAACCGCACTGCCCACTGGCGTCGTCGTCTGTATAAGAACTTCGTTGTCCCAAGGATACGTTGTGGTGCCGTTTGCAGGACCGTAAGGTAACACAACGAACGGAGCAGTGTCAGTTAAATTATCATCGGCCCATGTCAAGTGCGATTCGTTTTGCTGCTCCGGCGATGGGTAACCAGACGTTAGTGACGGCAGTGACACGTTCGTGTTTGGTGCAAGTAATGTATTGATGAACATGCCGTTCACGTTGCCATTCGGTGGGTTCATACCATCACATTTGTTGACCCAAGAATTGTAACCTACAGCAGAATGCCCACAGCTATTGGAGGCGTTAGCGTAAGTAACGGTCGTTGTGCCAACGTTCCAGAAATAATTCTGAATACTCGTGATGCACGTTCCGGTACATACACCTTGCTGTACCTTTACCCACGACCCGCCCTTTGCACCGCGCACGTTATGTATCGTGAAAGTAACGGCGCTCCCTGCTGTTATGGTACCTTGATCGACGCCAGCCTTGAAAACGTGCGCAGTGCCGGTGTTCCAATAAGAACAAGTACCAGAACGGTTCCATGCAATGACATAAACGTTACCGCTACTCTCGGAGCCTACCGTGGTACTGGCATTGACAAAGAACGTTTGGTCATCACCACTGACTGTGACTTGCGAACCGTTGGAATTAGAATTACCAGAAAGGGCCGAGATACTACACGCGGTACTTAAATCGACGACGAGAGTTCCGGTCGGGTTACAGGTAACGATTCCGCCAGCGCACGTCGTGTCGTATGAAAATACGCCAATATCATACTGCGGACACCCAGTGATTCCAGTACCGCACGCATGTGCGTGGTACATTATGTACGGTTGAGTATAACTGAAGAAAGCTGAGCCTACGCCGGGGCTAACAAAACTGGTACTGCGTGAAAACGTCGGCGGTGAAGTCGTCGAATTGAATGCCCATAACTGCTGCCAGTTCCCTGTCTGGCAAAGCGTGATACGGTTATTGTTCATCTCTATTGTATGAACTTCCGAACTGGCATCACACGAAGTAACGTAACCGCCATGAGCTACGCTTTGACCTCCGGTGGCGTTATCGGTTACACCCACGAAAGTGGTATAAGGGAAATCAGAAGGAGTAAACTGGTAATTCGACCTTCCAGTAAGGGCTCCGCCACCAGCGCAGCCAGAGCTTGACGGGCAAGGAATAGAACCGGGATACGACTGCGCCGTAAAGTCAGTACGGGCAGTGTAACTTTGGCCAAAGGACGCCGCTATCAAGAACAAGAACAATGCAAAGCATAAAATCTTCATAAGTTACCTTACCGTATCCACCGAAAGCATCATGTCCCATGTCGAGGTGTGGGTATTGGTTACACCGTTGATTTGCCACTGAATTGTCTGCGCGTTGCCGACAAAAATGGAATGTGTAATTTCGCCTACTGAGGCTGCGCCGAGAGTCGTACACAACGCAGCAGCGTTGTAATTTTGCGTTGTACCGGAGTTGTCCACATAGAAAACGTTCAGGTTGGCCGTATCGCCAGACGCAGTAGCGCGGCATGAAATTACGGCCTTGATGAAATATTCTTGCAACACGCCGGTACTGTTCGTTGTCGCTGTTACAGCAGCAGTCGATGCCGTAGGTGCTTGCACCGTTTTGTAAATTTGCGAGCCGCTGGCAGGGGCAATCAAAACATCGACTGTGCCGGGAGTGCCGGTAGACCCAGTCGCAGCAGAAAGTGCGTAGCCCACGCGCCGTGGCGAGTCGAACGGCGAGCAGTCACCTTGCCCGTTAATGGCCGAAGCATTATTGGAGATTTCATAATACTGACCTGCGGTGCAGTTGCTAACGGTTACCGCGCCTCGATAAATTCCTGCAACCTGAATCTGCGACGGACTGCCGATGTTAAAGCCAGAATAGACAATGCCAATCGCGCCGTAATAATCGGCCGCTGCATTGGTTCCGGGAACTACCATGCGTACAGCGGTTGTGTTCGCCGGCAGAGTATTGGAACAATCCACGTTATCAAATGCTCGACAGGAGCGAACAATATAACCATTCTTGCTCAGCAACGAGACGCCAGACTCCATCGTTTGTACTGTGCGGCACAAGCCAGGAATGCCACTGGCAGGATCAGAGCCGCTAATGCACCCACCGTCACCTCCAGTTGCGCCCGTGGAGTTTGAGTCACCGCCTCCGGTAAACAAGTTCGCCCCGTTATTGGCTGCTGAACCACCGCCAGACCACGAGCCGCCTTTGAGCAGTACAGAATTAAGTGCCAAACCAGGAGCGATCTGGTCCACTGGAATTGAAGCCGCTCCTGGGATTGTCGCCCACACGTTACCATTCGTTCGTATTTCAGTACCTTGTCGGATCGAAATATTAATCGAAGACGAACCACCATCGAGCGTAGCTGCTGCGCCCGCACAGGCGATGCCATACAACGAGGTTGATCCTGGTGGAGTGATCGAAATGAACTGGTTCCCAGCGCCAGGAATGTAAGTTACCTTAAACGAATAGCCCGGTGGATAACCATTGGCAAGACCTGGCGGTGGTAGGCACAACGTTGAACCGGCGGTGTTATTCGCCATGACCAGCTTTTTGTCATCAGAAGATTGACATACGCCATTATTTGGCGATGAGCAGGTCGGTACGCCAGTGATACCAGCACCTACGGTTGTTGTAGGCTGCGGCGTGTACGCGACGCTCTGATTGCCATTGTAAGTCAGAACGTAACCGTCAACCATGTGCGTAACGCCGTTCGACCCTTCGCATATATCCATGCGCGAGCCGTCGTAGAAGTATCGCGCCGTTGCACCGAGGCAGTTCTGTGGCAGCGTTTCCTGATTCGGCACGAACGGCACTTGAAATACCGTGTCTTGTGTGACGTTCTCACCGGTGTATTCGGCTATACCTACGCCGGAATTGAGTATAGTAGATTCAGCGCCCACGCATGTTCCGGCTCCGCCACACGCACCTGTGTTGATGATACCAGACTCATTGGCCCCGGTCTGCGTCCACGTCAACGTAGTAATCCCGGTCGAATCGTTAGTGCTAACGCTAGTTACAGGGAACAAGCCATTAAACGAAGTTGTACCTCCGGTTACGTTGTAAACGTTAACTAAAGTACCGACAAGTATGCTCAATAAGCCGTTGTTACCGTTAGCGGTAGTAAATGTAGTAACAACGTTGGAAACGCGCTGTACAGACGAGATATTCGTTTGCCAACCTGTGAACCGCTTCGCGGCCACTATTCGGCTAGACTGCAACGCGACTTGGTCGATTATAAGGTCAACGCCGTTGGTACCGTTAAAGATAGGCGTAATAATGCTAGTGTTCTGTGTGTTCGGGCCGATGTAGTAACCAACGCCAGTAGTCACTACTTGTACACCGTCAAAGACGTTACCGTTAGAGAACGTTGCGCTATCACCAGTAACGGCAACGCCGATCTGTCCGCTACCACGGTTATCAAGGCCGTTCTCCATGGCTTTACCAAAGAAGTGGTTGCCACCGGAGTTGTACAGGCCAATGCCGACAGAACAGTTCTGTGCTTGGCTGTTAGCCGTGGTCTCAGAAGCGTTGCTCTGTCCAACAACGTGGTTCGTGTAACCAAGGTCGATGTCAACTGAACCAGGGATTATGTCTGTGTTACCAGCGGCAGCACAAGTGCCCATGCCACCATAGATGTAATTAGACGCAGTCTTGCCAGTAGTTTGGATACGGAACTTCGTATTCGCGGTAATGATATTATACAGGTGAATGAATTGGGTAAAGTTCGATCCACCGTCTAGTTCGATACACGCTCCAACGTAGTAGGCGTTGCAAGCAATATTGACGAGAGTCCCGTTATTGGTAGCAAGAACATGAACTCCGCCAAGACCGTTACCTGTAAGGTCTTTGAACCCAACGTTTGCGATCGTAAACCCAGCCTGGTTCGGAGAAGTTCCAGTTCCTACAGATATTCCATAAATCGCGCCGCTAGTTTCGATCGTAGACGCCGAGCCAGTAACGCCAAGTGCGCCAGTGCCTACAATCGCAACGCCCTGTAATAATGCAGTTGCAATGGTACTTGTGACCTTAAAATCACCGGCAGGTAACGGTATTATACAACCAACGGCAGTCCCTGTCTGTGGACAGGCGTTGACCGCTGCTTGCAGCGCAGCAGTGTCATCAGACGAGCCGTCACCTTTAAGGTTACTGACGCCCGGTAAACAATTGTAAGGCGCCGATGTACCGAAGGCACACGTCCAGCCTTGTGCTGTCGCACGGATGTAATTAGAACCGGCAAGTGGCGTACCTTCAACAGTGCCTTGCACTGCCGTAAGGCAACCAGTGGCACCTACGGCTCCGCCACACGGCCCAGTAGAGCTGCCGCCACTAACGCCAATGGCAAAGTTCCAGCAACTTGCCAGTACATTCACGGCCGAGGCACAATACTGGTAAGTGCCGACAGGCAGCCAGAAGCCGAAGTTACCGCCCAAGTCTGGTGTGTTTCGGCAAATATTCGTTGTAGTTAAAGTTACTGGCGAACCGACAGGACAAGCCGTTAGGCCAGTCGCGTCTGTGTAACCGGCCGTGGCAGTACATATACCAGAGGTCAAACAGTTTACTGTTCCACCCGGCGCTACATACAACGTAATCGTAGCGTTATTAAGCGGCGATGAAACAGTACGTGACGTTCCAGCAATCGCTACAGGAATCTGCAATGGCGACGGATCGTAGCGAGTAGCCTGGCTTTCGGCCAGCGTCGCTAACGCCAGTAACACAACGATAGTGATGAAGTTTTTCATAGCGTTAATGCAAAAATAACGTAAGAGCTATACCAGCAGCGCTAGCCCGTAGAATAATCTGAGTGTTCGGACTCGCGTTCGCCGTAGGCGATGTGTAAACATCACAAGCTGCGCTCTTGGTCTTTACATCGTAACCGACACAAGGCTTACCAAGATTATGAACCACAACGAAGTCCGTGTTGGCAACGCCCGGCGTAACCGGCGAAGCCCATACTCCAAGAATATTTACTGGACCAGAGGTCGGGTTGCCGAACTCGACGTTGCCATTGAAAGCTTTAGCTAACTGTTCATAAGTCTGCCGAACACGTTTGGCGAGCTTGTCAACGGGCTGGCCCAAACCGGCAAGGTTAATCGAGGATGGTATATTCACGCAGAACCTCCTCGAACTTCGCCACTTACATCGTACATGAGGGCAAACTCGACGATACCGACTCGAACATTCGGCGGACCGGAAAGTTCCCAAGTAATATACTTTCCGTGTATCGAAGTCTCAACGACGTGAGTTATCATGTTGCCGGAACCAGTACCTAACGTGAACGTCTGCACCTTCGGTGAGACGCCTTTCTCATTCGTGAACCGAAGGTTAAATGTCATGTTTGGTGAATAGTCTTCGAGCAACAAGCGAAACTTCTTCACGGAGTGACTATGCCGCGAATCGTCGAACGTAAGTTGCCCAGAACGAATGTACCAACCATCTGTCGGGTAAATAGAACTCAACGTAGGTGCGGCGCTTTGCGCATTGAAGTTGAAATATGAAACAGAGTTGGCAATGCCATCGGAGACGGCCATTGTATCAAGCTGATTAGCATTGCTAAGCTGCGACGGAGTCCAACTCTGTTGTGCAATCGTTCCGATAAGGTCTTCGATACGCGGAATCTGTGCGAGCGGAAACGTTCCGCAGGGGCCAACAAGTTGGCCGGGAGCAAAGAACACTTGTGTCCAATTGCCTTCGTCAAAGTGATACACCCAAGCCTTGTTCAAGCTTGGTATAAACAACCAATACGACTCGAACTCAAAGCCGTTGGCTGAAGTCAAGATCATGCCAAAAATGTTCGTTTGTAGCGCTGTGAACAAGTCTTGAAAGATACGAATGCGAGCGCCTAACCTACGGTTACCGTCTATCGGCTTTGAGCCGATACCTTGAGACTCCGTCCCGTCAAAGACGTAAATGTCATCCTTGCCGACGTAACAAGCTACCAGCTCACCGAACGATGCTAATGAATACGGCAAAATGTTGCCCTTGGCGTAAGCCCCCATCGGGATGAACTGAAACGGCGACGTTCCTATTCCGGTAGGAACGATCTGCGTAATACCCCATTGCTGAAAAGCAAAGCCACTCTGAAAGAGTCGGCACAGTCCAGTTATAGGACCAAGGTTGTTGAACAAGTCCGTCTGGCCAGAATTATATGAAGTCCAATCAGTTCCGTCACCGGAACCAGTCCAATGAATTCGATTCGGGGCTGCGCCGGGTTCGAGCGTGTTACCAACGAGCAGATGAAACGCCAATTCGATTAGGTACTTTCCTGGAACGGCGGTTGCTGCTGCTGCTGTGAAATTCAACGAAAGCCCATCCCAAACCTGGACTACGTCTTTCTGCTGGCTAAAATACAGTTTGTACCCAACAACAGTCCACTGAAAGTACTGCGTAGCATTCCCGGTAAGCGCCCCCGTTATCTGAACCCAATTACCAGCTTGCCAAGAATACATCTTTGTCGGTGTCCACACAACTGGCAAACGAACGCCATTGACATTAAAGAAGTCAGCAATGCCCATGATCGGCTCGCCTGACGGCGACGCTAACGCAGTGAAACCGGGAACAGTACGACAGTGAGACTTGCGGAAGATTAGGTTCTGTACTTCAGCAAAGCCTTTGTTCCCGATCTGTCCCAAAGCAACTTCGCTCTGAATACCGCCGAAAGGTCCCTGATAAGAATACTCAGGCATCTCATCTTGACGCAACGTGTTTGGGGCAGCACCGGACATTTAATAGATTTCAACCGTAAAGTAATCGAATTGCTGGCTATCTGATACAAGACCGTTGCGCCACTTCGCCACGACCGCAACACCTACGGTTGTGTCGATGGCACTTGAAGTTCCGATAGCTTCGCTTGAAACAAAGTTCGGGGTCATCAACAAGATGTTGTCCCAATTCTGAGCGTTTGTGACTCCGTTATTCCCACCTTCAATGACCAGCTTACCAAGAGAGGCTCCAGCTGGTATGTTAAGCCCTGCAATGTTTGAGGCACCGAAGTTTATAAAAACTGAGTTGGTACTACCGCCAAGGGAGTTTATAATAATCGGTAATGTAATCCTCAAACGCCCCGTCGGCCCCATTACATTGGCCGGCAAATTGATCGTAAACAACGTATCTTGTGTCACCGTTCCGGTATGTACGACCGGAACAACAATCTTCAGTGAACTCTTCAGAGTAAAACCTGAAGTAACATCCGTCCACAACGGGTTGTTGAACTGGTAAATCTTCCCGGTATCCGTAGCAAAAAACAAAATGCCGTTCCAATTAGCTGGCTGAGCATCGCCGGCAAAGTTCGGCTTCGCCGCATCTAGTCCGCTGATGGCCGCCATACGCTGTTGCGTGTCAATGCGGAAGTTACGCAAATCCTGACCCAACAAGTTGGCGAGCTGTGTATCCGGCGGAAATGTTACATCCCATAGGTTAGTAAACGGCATAACTAAACCTCCACTGAAAGCTCCACACCAGCTTCGCTAAGAGCTTCTAAGTCTTCCTTGAAGCGTTCAGCAAGATCAGTTCGGTACTGCTTATTCTTTAACCGAAGCTGCTTAGCAGCTTCAAGAGGCTTTGCCAAAGCGCGAGCTGGATTAGTAGAACGGCCAGTAAACAGAGCAACAATGCCCCAAGCACCGGCAGTGCACAAACCATTATCGTTCGATTTGACATTGTACAAATACGTATGTTTCGCCAACGTTTCATCGTCGATACCACGTAGTGGTACGTTCTCTTCTGCGTTGTGACGCTCGGTGGGCCAAGGCGGAATCGTTACACGTACCGCGCCAGCGAAGCTATCGCTTCGTAGATCAAGCTCACGTAACTGTCCACGTGCCGCATCAGCAAAGAATTTGCCAAGGCCGTCAGGCACCAGCTCCCACAACAGCGTTGGCGACGCATCGTAACCGAAACGGGGCGTAAACTCAAGGCCGTAGATGCGACCGTCTCGCTCCGCGACGATTACATTCAGGTCAAGCATACCGTGATAACGCTCGCTTCGTGCCCATGGAATAAGTTGCTTTGCAGCTTCGCAGACTCGACATCCTTGACAGAACCACGTTATGTTGCCAAGACATCCTCCGGAAGGACCGATGTCTTCGTTCATCAACTCTTTACGTTCAAGTGTATGGTTCGTGAGCGGTGGCACGAAGTCACCGTGTTGGAACCAAAGCTCTGTACTGAAAGCAACGCCTTTCTCGAAAGCTTGCAGCTCAAACTGAGGCTCGGCAATGTCCACCTCGCTTGAAATGTTTTCGAGCATTTCGAGTAAATCTTCGGTGTCGAACGAAACGTGGGATGGTGACAAATCGCCTAACTGCTTAGATGGCTTATAGACCCACCTAACGTCTGGATTGTTCCGGACAAATTCTGTAGCGACTTCAAAGGAGCTAAAACTCTCAGTGTGAGGGATATCAATGCCCGCATCTTCCATTACCCCCGCTCCGTAGGAGCGGTCCCTTTCTAGCCTGTCGGCTAGTATGCTACCGCCTAAAACGGCAAAGCCCTGCGTAGCAACGAAGTCGGCCATAACTCCGTTACCACTTACATCAAATATGAATATATCGTTAGATGGATCGGCGTCAGTAAGCAGGTCCTCAAAGTCTCCGACTTTTTCAACGATATTATCGCCAACGCTCTTAGCATCACTACTGCGTATCCAAAGACGCATGGCGTAGCCTTCATTAGAAAGCCGCTTGGCAAAGCCAGCACCGTCTCCGGTCTCGGAAGCGATATTAAAGCGAAGCTGGTTCAATCTTCCCAAAGATCATCCTCGCTAAAACCGGCGAAGCCTATATAACCGTCAGTGTACGGATCAGGCTCAAACTCGTCTTGGTCGGCCTCGATCAATTCACTGTCCTCGAAGGACAGCTCCGCTTCTATCGGTGTTCTCACGGGTACGTAGTACCTTTCCTAACCTGAAAGTGAAAATGTTCATTGTCCGTTCCCGGCGCTTCGAGAAAGCCATAGAAGTGTTCGGTGCCAAGAAGGTTCTTCATCGTATCAAGCAAGTTGTTTTTCTGCTCCGGTGTAAAGTCATGGCTACGAATGTCGTATGCTTCGCCACGATGGTGCGGGTCGTTCGGCCCAGAATGGGCACCGTCACATGCCGATGTGATGACAAGATCAACGCCCATACGCGCACAGGTCTGGTCAATAGCCGAAAGGATACGAAAACCGCCCGGCGCTATCTTAGCAAAGCTGACGCCGTCTTTAACCTGTACAACGCTGTTCATGTTATTTATCCTTGGCTGTATTCAACCCCTGTACCTTCTTCATGATCGTTCCAGGTCGGCAGCAACGCGTATTTTGCGGTCTTCGGAAGCACCGCGAGCGTGTCAAGCAGTGTCTGGCCAAGACGGCGGGACATAAAGCGATTCTTGCCCCATGAGGCCATTGAATCATCAAAGCCGGTGTAGAACGGATAAAGAGCAATCTTGCTCGGATTTGCGTTAGCCGTAGTAATGAACGCTTGAATATCTGGTAAGTTGATGTTACTTACCGGCGTCGTCGGGTTAATCCAGCCAAAGGCTCCGTCAGATTCGGCGTGTGTAAAGCCGCTGCTTTCCTCAAAGAGCAACGCCAGTTTCGCGGCAGTGCCGGCGCGTACCTGGGTCCAGTTCACCCCAGCCGGTTCACCAAAGAAATTCACCACATAGCGCCCAGCATCTTGTAGATAAGCCGAGCTGGAGAAGAACGCCTCGGAACAAAACTTCAGGATACGAATGTATTCCGCAACAGCGGCCGCGCCTGTCAAGGCGCCGAGCGCGCCTTGGTCAATACAAAGAGAAAACGCCAAGCCGTTGCGTTCACAAGAATCAAGCATCCGTAAACACGCCAGTGCGGATGCCGAATCCGGTCCATAATAATCAACGTTAATGCCTGCAATGCCCATGGCCACCATGGCGACAGCCTGAGCATCGCAGGCAGACTGGTCAGCGGAGTTGTAACCAATCTTGGTATGACCGGGCGTTCCGAACCACGGCATCCAATGCGCAAGCACTTTCGCCGAAGTATAATCAGTGAACTTAATCGGTCTACCAAGTATTGGTAACATACTGCCTCCTCCGTCATAACTCAACAAAACTGGCATATTACCTTTGCACCGAAGCGTCAGCGGGCCGGCCACTCCGGTATCGTAACCTTCGGTATCTTTGCTTGAACCTGAGCGGCCAAGATACAAACCACTCTCTTAATATCTGAAAGCTCCTCAGCGTGCCGACGCAAAGCGTCGTCCCGTTCATCGTTTTTAGACTCGGCTTTAAGCCCGCGCTCGGCTTCGCTCTTTTCAACTCGAAGCACAGTGCGACGATAACGCCACCAAAGAACAGTACCGAGGCCAAGAACCCCATACTGCAAAGCAACGAATGTAGCATGTAGCCATTCGGTACGAAACTGCCCCCAAAAGTCATTCACGTCGCCTCCGGCCTAAAGCCTTAGTTAGTTGTAATTAAACTCTAACAGGCAGTCAAAGCCACGGAAGTCGAACGTGCCAGTAGCGGCGGTTTGAACAGCAAGCTCGATCCATAACGCCTGATCGGCAAGATTCGAGTAAGCTGGTGCCGGAATGGCTACATTGATAGCGGTTGTAGTCGCATCCTGTGTCAGGTCAAGGCCGTTAACGGCCGAAGGCAAAATGTTAACTGGAGCGGGCGCCGCGCCTTCGTCGATGTATTGCACTATGTCAGCACGACACGTTAGTGCCGTCAGGTTCACTACACCTACGGTGTAAATTACGTCAAAGCTGTTCAGCTTGAAGCCTTTGACTTTGAGCGCACTGCGCGGTTGAATCTCTTGTCCAGTAATCATCGAGCCAAGAGTATCTGGACGGCCTTGGTACTCAGCTGAGGCGGCAATGCCACCGCCACCGTACTGTTCTTGTAGATCTTCAAAGAAGCCAAGCCGACGCAGGATCGACTGCGTTATGTTAACGGCGATAATGCCGGTCGTCGCCACCGGCGAGTGAATCGACCAATCACCTGCCGCTACGCGTGTAAGAACGAATGGACCACCTGCGGTAGTGGCAAAGACAACATCACCGGCGCCTGCAAAAACGCGAGCGTCGTTGAATCCCAAGTCTTGTTGGTAACGTGATTTCGTGTGCGGCATTATGACTCCCTTCGAGTCGCGGCTAGCGCCGACTAGTTAGCTTTCGTCTGGTTGAATGGTGGCGTCGTCTGTTGTTTCCTTTAGCAATTGCATTACGTCCATTTCATGGTCATTCTGTTCCAATACTTCGCGGATCAACTCATCACGCTCGTAGGTCAGTAGATTGTCTACGCACTTCTCGGTGCATAGAATCAAACCATTCTGGCGCGTGAGCTGCGGTGCAGGATACTCCATCCCGCACCGATCGCAACGGTGCCAAGGACCTTTCCGAAATCCGCTATGTGATTGGTTAGGCATTACGGTACCGTAACAGCCGTCCAGGTGTTCGCCGTACCACAGACATAAAGACTAGTCGAGGCAGTCGTCGCGCCTAGGTTTATGTCCAATGAACCGATCGGACAGTTACTTGTCGGCACGGCCATACTGACCTGTATCGGCAGTGTTGGCCCTGCCGATCCTTGAGCTGTACCGTAGTAATTAAACTGCACCGCGTCGTTGCCGGTGGTCGTCAACGCCGTTACATTAAACTTAACGTAGTTGGCGGCTGTGCCATAGTACGTGTACGTTCCTGACGAAGTACAGGTCTGTGCAATAGCACCTGTCATCGCAACGAACGTAGCGCCTGCGGCACTCGATTCCAACTGAACAGTACAAGAGCTGACAGAGCCAGTCCCTGTCACCGTCCAACTAATCGTATGTGCGATGATATTCGCGCCTTCAAACATTGCGCCCTGACCACCACACACGCCGGCAGCACCGCCGGTGGCCACGCCAGTTGCCGCTGTACAAGCGACGGTGGAGGCCACCGGTCCATAAGACTGGGAAAACTGAGTCTGCGCAAGTACAGGCAAGGCACTTGCGAAGGCAAGAAACAGCAACAAGCCAAACCTTTTCATCGAAGATTCTCCTTGAAACGAACGTTTACTTTGTATACGAACGTACCGCACGTTGTGTACGGTTACGGACCGTTACTGCCCCATGTTCCCATCCAGCTTAGTGCGCCGACAGAGAAGCGCATGTACGAAATCTGCTTGATGCTCCGAGTATCGAAGTCATCAGAGAAGTCTTCGTCAAGCTCTTTGCGGTTGAGGAACTTGAGCCAGTGTGAGTCTTGGTCACAGACCGCGAACCACTGCGATTGGCTCGTTAGGTAGTGGCAAATGAAATAGTTCAGGTCTTCGCCAAGAACAGCGTTGATTTCATTGTCACTGGTGTACGGCTTGTGCGGGCTGCCAAGAATCTCGCGCGCGATCCATTTCAGCTCAGGCGGGATAATCAAGTGCCGAGGCTTGAGAGTCATCGGTAGACCCTGCGAGTCTACGAGACGTTCAAACTGGTTCACCATGAGCTGAATGCCCGTAAACGAAATGTCAATGTCTGTCAGCGGACGGTTTGGATACGTCCCACTTGAGGCAATGATATTCGTTAGGCCAGGGCCGATGTTCGTGGCGCCAGTGCCGCCGAGCAACGGATGTGCGGAGTTGAAGAGGCTTACGCCGTCGCTTGTAACGAACGTCGAGAAGCCAGTGTTGAAAATATTCCACGCAACTTGTTCTTTGGTGAAATGCGCAGAACGCGCCAGTGCCTTCGGCACCTGCATGATGAGATTGTACTGGTCGTCATCATATAGCTCCCACGAAGAGCGTACGCCAAGACCATACGACAAGTGCTCAAAACGGAACGTCCCGCCTTGAATCGCGTCTTGGTACGTAATCGACTCTCCTTCAGGCTTTTCTGGCATCGGGCCGAGACCGCTGAACTCGACTTCGTCAACGAAGGCGTGAGTATCGCTCTCGACGTGGAAGATATGGCTGAACTCTTCTTCGCGCTGTTTCATGTCAATCCAATGCACGAAGATATCGTGTAAACCTTCAGCCATAAGCTGACTGAACTCACCACGTACCATTGTCATGGTCTTGTTCCTTTTATCACTAAAATGCAGTTAGCCGAAGGCTAAGCTGGTGAAATTTGCTGCGCAGCCAAATTGACTTGAAATGCTACCGCTCTCGGATCGAATGCGACGACGGCTCCCTGAGCGCCGATAGGGCTACCGCCGCCAAGATTGACGATAGTCACAACAGCAGCGGCACCGACCTTTGTTAGGTCAACGTACCAGTGACCGTCAGTATCTTTCGTCAAACCGTATTGTTTGCCGATATTTGCCGCAGTCGGCACCTGCAACGGTCCAACTTGCCCAGCAAACACCGTATCTGATCCTGCAACTTCAAAGCCGACACGGCCGTCATTGTACGGCACGCCACGGAATATAGTCTGCCCCAAAGGTTGGTTAGGCGGAGGAGGCCCCGTAAGGAACTTCCGAACGCCAGTCGTCGTAAGGCCCGAAGCAGGCTCTTTAGCAAAACCCGCAATACCGGCAGCTACTGTCACACCATCCCACGCCTGCACCCCACCATCAACAGGGTTGAGCATGACTGGTGTTCCATCCAGAAACGTTTGTGCCGCTTCTTCTGGAAGCCGACGGATCGCAGGTTGATTGCCGCTAATGGTTCGTCTTGAAGCAATTAACGCGCTTGCCATCTTCTATTCTCCCTTCCTATGTCTTGGTGTCTTTGTCAGAACCGACAAGTGCGCCAAGTTCATCCGCGTTCGGAACGAACGTAGAAATTTTGTTAAGCTGTGATCGTGGAGCACCACTCGATCGTAGATCGGCGTCAGCTCCGCGTTGCGCTTCACGGTTCAAAGAACGCCCGCGACGGCGCTGTGCCCGCTCCCAGTTCCACTTCTTGGCCCCGTCGATCAAGGACTTCTTGATCTTCATAAGGATTACATCGCCAACGATAATCTTGCCATCGGTGGTAACGTAAGTCTTTGCCAAGTTCTTCACGTCCGCTGGCGAAGCTACTACATAGCCTGCGGCTTTCATCTGCTCAAAACGCAAGCCGGATTCTTTGTCTCCGACTTTGAAGTTGACAAGGCGGAACTCCATTGACGGATCGACCGGCACAAAGTGCTCAAACTCCGGCATTTGCAACGGCCGTGCAACGACGTTGTCATCAATCTCCGGCGGCACGCTTCGCGTTCGTTTTTCTGCAAGCACCTGTTGCGGAACTTGCGCTCCGCTTCCAGGTATGGTCTGGTTGGTAACTGGCATCTCTATTCACCTTCGTTTACGGCGACATTACGCAGTAACGAATTTCATCGCTTTCTTCCGTTCAAGATACTTTTCCGGAGTCATTCTGAATTTCTTTGCAATTTCAAGTTCCTGTGGCGAAAGCTTGTCTTTATTCTCATCGCCGTTGCCGCCAGAGCCGGCACCAGAGCTAGAGCCAACTTCCGCAAAGACATCAGTCTTTTTTGTGGCCAGGTCTTGCAGGTCAGTAAAGTGCATTCCCTTCACATAAATAAACGCATTGATCCATGAATGCGGGTTGATCTGATTGGCTGGCGCCTCTTTGGCCATGAGCGTATTGATTTCGTTGGCGTACTTGTTCCAAATCTTCGTCTCGATGTGGCCGTTGGCTGCGCCCTGAATCGCTTCGCGCGCGGTCATTCGCGCGGCTAGCGCTCCAGCACCATAGGCAGCCGCCGCAAGTGGGCCAGTGGCAGTACCGATACGATCGGCGAAAGCCTGATCTTCGTTGACGAAGACGCTTGCAGGGCCTTTCGATCCTTCGTCTTTGATTTCACGGTTTCCACCGCCAGCTTCGAGCGCAGCAAGCTTGTCTTTAACTGTTTGGAACTCCGTCTTCTGCGATTCAACGGTTGTCTTCAACGTGTTAAGTTCAGTGTCCTTCGCCGTAAGAGAATCCTCAAGAGCCTTCTTGTCTCTCAAGGCTTTGTCCAAATCCTCCGGTGACAGCTCACGAATACTTTCCGGCAAATCTTCCTTCCGAGTTTGGAACCACTTCGCCATACTTTGTTTCCTTTCTTATTTAAGGACAAGTCCCGTTCTGCTGCCTCCGGTGACAGGGCTTACCTTTTTCTTCCGAACATTCTCTTGATACTGTCGTATTTCCTCCGGTAAGCCAAGGATACGGGACAGCACCTTGAACTCGCCCTGCGCCCGCGCGGCAGCAAGACCTTCCGCCGTTGCGAGCGTTTTCAGCGCCGAGTCTTGCCACTCCGTTAGGAATTGTATAACGGCTTTGCCGTCGGCAGATTCAAGCCACTTCTTTGAGCTGGTCGTAGACGTTAGTACAACGTCGATATTCACTGAATACCTCCAGGCCCAGGTCCAGCACCGCTCGGTAACGCAGCGGTAGCCGGTAAGCCCGGCAATGCCCCGTTCGCACCAGCAGGGATCGGAGAAGCGGGCGGCGGAGCGTTATTAGCGCCGGCACCGCCCGGTCTCGCCTGCGGCTGTTGGGGAGGAGCTGCTTCCGCATCGGGTACAAGACGGTCTACCTCGTCCCGCCCGAAGTGCCGCAGAACACTTTTCATCAACAAGTTGCTTGCAAGTACGGCTTCGCCAATATATTTCTTAACCGGGTCCGGTAACATGGCATTCTGCGCCTGCATAAGCATCTGTGTTACCATACCGTAATGCTTCTGCATCATCTGGCTTAGCATCACGTCAGCTTGTTTCTCAACCTCACGGTTAACCGACGCAGTAGCGGCGTACACCGGCAAAGCTATCGCTTTTTGTTTAACAAGATCCATCGCCTCACGCAAGCGGTCCGACATCTTACCGAATAGACCTACACGGTCACCAAGACCAAAATGCGCATATTGATTCAAGAGGATACGCCCGAGTTTGGTATGAGCATACCGTATATCTGTAACATTGAGATCGGTACGAGTATTGCCCTCTTGCATAAGGGACAAAGTCCCCATAGCAGTATATACACCTCGTTTGGTGTTAGTTCCAGCTCCGTAACCTTGCATAGGCGGAGACACGCCGGACAATTTTTCTGCGAGTTCAATGGAAAGATTCTCCTCTTCAATCGACATCGCACTCACATCGCCTTGCGAGAGCGGTTCGATTTCGTCTTTCCTTGCCGGAAGCATCGCGCTCGGAAACACGCGATAGCCTTTGTGAAGCTGACTGTCGGGATCAACTCTCCACACTTTCGTGTTAACGACAGTCATGTTATCACGACGCTGGTTGTGCATCTGGCTTATCTCTTCCTGAAAGGGCGCCAGCCGTTCGCAGAAGCCATAACCAAAAAACATATCGTCCCGGTAAAAGAGACGAGCCGTAACAAAGATTTGGTCGGGGTAATAGAAATAAAACGCACGTAGAATGGAATTGGTACGTTCGTGGTACCACGCAATTACACGAACGTAATGCTCGCCAAAGCGGTACTTAAAATGACATTCGTAAATGTGGTACTCAGCGTAGCCAAAGCTCGCTAGTGAAACGGCTCCGGTGTCCTGCTCTTCGGAGCTTTGAACTACATCCGGTGATGTACGATCCGGCGACTTCAAGACTTCGTCTACGACCTTCTTGTCATAAATATCATAGAACGCCCTCTCTTGAAGCTGGTGTTTCTGCAACCGGATACGGTGATAAACGAAGTCTGCATCTTCGAGAGTCTTTGCCGAAGGCGGCACGCCAAAGTCACTAAAGCGGATCTTTTCCGGTCGTGGGCCTTTGTAAAGAACCTCATCCTCAAACTCCGTCTTCCCGGAACCATCACCTGCGGTATAAGCTGACGCTTCAATAATCTTGACTTGCGGGCACTTTACAGTGCTCGTACCATAACGAATCGTCTCCCCATACCATTCATGGTACACACGAAACAAGTCGAGTTCCGAAGGTTCGATGGAGACGTAAGTCATAAACTCTTCAACCGCTTCGCGCCGCTCATCCATTGCCTTAGCATCGACGTGCTCACCGTAAATTTTTGCGACCCAAGGCGGTTGTGTTTTCAACACTGCGGCCATTACTCTGGCGAGTAGCGTGTCGGAGTGAATGGCGATTATCGGGATAACGTTGTTGGACGCGTTATAGAACGGAAATTCTCGAATAGATTCCGCAGGAATCGCTTCATAAGCTTTGCGCCAATTCACGACACGATCTTCATGTATTACTTGACAGCCCTGGCGTATCGCCATGATACGACGACGCATAAAGGCTTTCAGGCGCACCTCTACACCGGAGGTGGGCTTAAGCGGGATTGGTGTCGTATTAGGCATTTTATTTCTTGAACAAGGCTATGACCAAGGTTATAATAATACCAAAAAGGGCCAATAACATCTTGTTCAACGCTGAAAAACGTTGCTCAATCTCAACACGCGGCATTTGATTCCGGTCCCGATCTTGCATCGCTGCGCGCCATTCATTCGTGTTGTCAAACCGTTTCTCCTGTGCAATCTCAGCTTTATTAACCGCCTCTTTACTTGACGTAAGCGCAAGTGAAGTCTTCTCATCCATGGCCGTAAAACGGTCCATATACCGTCGATCACGTTCGTCCATAAGTTCACGGACCGCGTCCAGACGCGCCACGAGCTTGTCGATTATACCAGACATCTTTGTCGTAGATTGAACTCCGCATTTACCACTTCGGCTCGACGCGCAATGACTCAAGCTGCGCAAACGTTACTGGCGTTCCCTGCACGGCCGTTAATTGAGTAATCGCCGCTTCAATTCCCGTCACGGCGGTTGAAATCTCCGAGGTAACTTTACCGCTTTTTAAGTTGCTCAGGACCATCTGCAACAGGCCAAGAGACAAGTTAATAATCATTGCCGCTGTCATTGGATTATTCCTTTCAGTTCGGTAATGAACAAATTGGCATTCGCAGTCGCAGCGGTAAGGCCAGCGGCTGCACCTTTAACCGGAGCACAAGCAACAGTAGTTGGATTCGCCGGTGGCGAAAGCGGGTTCCAGCCACAGTACGCCTCAACTGCCGTTACAAGAGCATTCTGGCCATCAATGGCCTTGTTTATGGTAACACAAGGCGACAGCTTTGGGTTTGCAACGCACTGCGTTTGGTACTGCGTTTGGGCCGCGCTAAGCGCACCGTTAAGGCCCGCGGCCGCGCTACGAGCATTCTGCTCCAACGGAGTTGTGTTACACACCATTAGAGACAGCGTTAAAACGAACATAGTTAAAGTTTTCACAAAGAACCTCCGGTTTAACTGAATATAAGTGAAGCTACCCAACAGGCCAATCCTGCCCACCCGAAATGGAAACCGATACGTCCAGCGTACCATGGCGAACCTGCAACTGGGGCAGGGCCTTCCAATCGAATTAACGTTGCGATGACAAAGAACACAAGCGCAAACACCAACAAGATTGAAGTATGTCCGTGCATAAAGCCTCCTATTGTTTCTTTGGTACCAACGGCACTGGCGCACCGGGTGCAGCCTTGTCAGCCGTCGCTTGTTGCACCTGCGCCACTGTCGAATGGTTATCACCATCCTTGGCAACAGCCAAGCCTGCCGCCACGACAAGGCTGATTACAGCCTGATGCCAATCAGGCTTCTGTCCAGCTTGCCACTGACCAATGGCGGTTACCACTTGTGGTACGGAGTACGCAAACGCACAGGCGGCGGCCAGGTTTGTCTTCCAATTCGCTTTCAAGTACGCAAGCAGGCTAGCTCCCATTTAATTCACTCCTACGGAGTAAGGTTGGTTAACTTTCCGACTTTGTTGCCAATTAGCACGCTTCATTGACATCACCGATTCCATTGACATCGGTGAGTACATGATCTGTGGAGCATACGCCATCGCGTCAAGAAGGTCACAAAAACGCCCCTTCGGAAATGTCTGATACTCACCGACAAAGTCGGTATGCTGACGTTGGCACCAGAAGCGTTCACTTTCAAAGATCGGCGCAAGAACGTTTCGGATACGCCACTCTTTCTTACGAGAAATGCTACCGTCAGGAGCTTCAACTTCGCCTTTTAGCTCCACGATGCGAATAGGCCAAGTCTCGTAACGGTTCCGTTGTTCGATATGGTAAATCGCATACTTCTGCGCAGCAACGCTCTCGAAGCCGACCCGACGAATCTTCCACTTCCGTGCCATCTTATATATCGCGGCAAAGAACGTATCGTAATTGCTTTGCAACGCGGCGTTGTCGAGCAGGTAATAATGTTGACGGTCCTGCGGATCGGCGCCCTTCATAGCCACAAAGTCTTTCGACAGGAGCGATCCCAGAACGACGAGGGCGTGACGGCAACGTCCGGCTGAATCGTTACCAGAATGGCGAGGATCAACAGTCATCGCAAGCGACATTTCGCTTATGCGCCGGTCCTTATAAATAAGTCCATTCTTTGGTTCATGCACAATCAACGGATATGCGTTAGCATCCACACCAAGCGTGTAGTAACTGAGCCATTCTGGCTTGAAATCGGCATCTTCTGGCGAGCAGGGATTGTTCAGGAACTGACAACTAAAGTGATAATTACCGAGACGCTCCTTCAAGCGCATCAGTTTTTCAAACGAGAATTCTTCCGGAAAGATCGGCGTATCCGCAAGGTGCAAGGGACAGCAACCGCCAAGCGCGGAGTGGTTCACGAACACGAACCAAGGTTCGTGCTCTTGTATATACGTGTTCAGGTCGTGGTATGCCCAACGATTGCCAACAACGAGTTCGTCGTTCTCGAATAGGGCATCCTCGTTCTCGAAGACACCTACAAGGAGTTTATGGTAGTCAATGGTCTTATCCATGATCGAGGGCGATTCGAGCGCCTTGCGACCGACGAGGTCATCTTCGATAAGGAGGCCATTGTAGTGGCGAGATTGCACTGCGGAACCGACGCCGAGGAAATCAAATGTTCCCTCGCCGTGTGAGCCAGTTGCATTAGGGCGTTTAATGTGGAGCGAGAAATCGGTCCAGGTGCATGATGTATCTGGAAGAATGTCCGAAAACGCTGCGCGGAAGATTGCATTCGACTCAAAGTGACCTCGTATTTTCCGACCAAGCTTTGCTGCGTTTGTGATGTTTTCGCTTACCAGCAAGTTACGTGCATCAGTATCGTGAACTTCGTGCATCCAACGAATGAATTCGTCAGAATAGCCTTCGGCTTTGAACGCGTCCTCATCCGCAGGAGTAACCGGCAACGCCCGCCACATCGGCAAGCCTTCACCACAAATCGTAGATTTGAAATGGTCGCGCGGCATTTCATACACATCTTTGATGTGTTTACGTTCCAACGATCGACAGATCGGATGGTGCAGTGTGTCCGTAAGCCGACGGCGTTTTAATGCAACCTTAATAAAATAATACAACGAGCCAAGGCTGTTAAGCCGCAAGGCGCGCACTGCCGCCTGCGGCGACAGCCCGGTGATTGGAAGCGGCTTGTATTGTTCTACGGACATTGTTAGTCCAAATACACGTACACCGCACCAGCATCAAGCGTGTCAAGGATCAGTCCATTAACTACACCAATTTTGGCGCTACGCACCTCTGACAAGTCAGCGGCGCCTGTAAACGTTTCGATTATGTTACCGTTCTGATCTTTCAAGATCGCACGGTTACCTTGTGCGGCGTAGCCGCTGAACTGGAAGTGGTTCACTTTTATGTTCCAGTTGGCAATGACAGCGTTAGGCTGGCCGAAGGCGATTGGAGTGTCAAGGCGCCATTGACGAGGACCGATGTTGTTCATAAACTCCGTTCCTTAACTCGAAGGGTGCTATACTTTCCGGCCATGATGAGCGACTAGTACGCCATCGAAGCGGAAAGATTCGATAAAGTTGCGCACGATCCTGCCGTAACTTCGCCTACGATAAAATCTCCCGAAGCAATTACCGGGTTACTTACAGTTCCTGCTGTGATCGTATTCGCAGCCGTAACCGTCACCGTGCCAATGGTCGTTGGCGAAGCACATGTCGTTGACGCTCCACAATCTAAAAACGTGATTGTCGGATTCGTGGTGCAAGTCGCTAGAGCGGCAGCAGAGCCAATAATATTTTGGACAGTTAACGATTCTGCCGCTTTCATGGACGACGAAAAATCGGCCCCCACGATACCCGTAATGGAGCTAGCTGTTATTTGAAACACCGCTCCTTTGATAGCGACCGCTAGATTCGCAACAGGCGTGGTGCTGGTGATGGATAAAGGAGCGGTTCCGGTTGCGAGAGTAGAGGTGATCTGACCCGTGGAACTTAAATCTGTGACCTTAGCATGATTGATTGAAAAATTGTTTCCGTTGGTTTGGTAATCGAAATTGGCTACTCCCCCATAAGTTGTGCTCGTGACGGGATCGACCATCGGCATGAACTTCCAAGTAGCGGCAGACGTACCTGTTGCGTCGGAGAGGAGAACTTTGTAGCGGAATGGAACTTGATGAATGGCCGCCGCGCCATCGTTGTAATTGGCGGCCAATGCAAAGCCGGGAGAAGAATACCACTGACTCGTGCCTTGACTATAAACTTGAGTTGATCCCAAATATAAAGCATTAACGGGTCCCGTCAGTGCATCGTTATCTCCTGCTTGACTGTTTTTCTGTATGGTGAAAGCAGTTATTCCGCCATAGGTAGCGCTCCCAGAAAAATTTCCACCCGTGAAAGGGGTTATAGTCCCAATCGTAATAGCTCGTTGAAATTGGGGGAGAACCGGAAGGGCGCTTATTGTTGCGTTGGGCATTTCATCCAAAATTGAAACCCACTGACCAGAACTCTGCGGCTTGACTGCTTTGGTGACGCTGGAATTTGATTTCATAATATTTCCCAGCGAAAGAACATCGGATAGTCCACCCGAAAAATCCCAGTAGTACTTGGTTAGATCGGGAGAATCCATCTCGTAACTATTGTTGAAAAGGACCGTGGCATAAGAACTCGATCCTGAAGCAGTAACCCCTTGTTTTGACGATTCATCGTGAACGAATGCATAGGTGCCTCCGAACGATGCACCTACGGTGAGTGCCACTATATGTTGTTCGGTAAGCCCACCGAGCACATGCCAACTACCGCCTGCTAAAGAAAACCCAGTGCCGCAACCTAGTAACTCACTTTCATAAAAAGCGATGCTACGGGCATTCGCTGAGGTTCCGAGATTGAAGCAAGTTGAACCAGAATTGTAGGTTGTATTTGCTCCAATTCCCATGCGCCAAAAGGTGTGAGCTTCATTGTTGGCTTGAGTGTCGCCGGAAGCCGCTACGATATTAAATCCTATCGCACCGCTCCCGTTTAGCCCGCTAATCTGCCAATCGTGATATAGATTGTGTGAACTGATCTGACCAGATGTTCCCGTCAGTTGAGTGACGGTGACGCCTCCGGCGCCACTAATTGCGTTCAAATTCAAATTCATTCGTCCAACGATACTATCTCGCTGACGATCAAGATTGAAGGCATAAGCCGCGCCGCCCGTCCATAAAAAATTCGCGCCTGAACCTAACTGACCCGCTCCACCAAGCCCTTCCATCCCATAAGCGCCGAATGAGTTTGGTGCGACACTAGTTCCGAATTGATAGTTGCCAGAGGGATTTGAACGAATTAGTCCTGCATTCTTCGAACCCACCGCATTCCATGCGGCCGTGATATTTGTGGACTGATCACCTGTAGTCGTCACGTTTTGATCGAGCCAATCAATCGCTGGCTTGGACTGGTACGCGCAGGGAAGGCCGACGCCGTTGGAGACGCAAGCTGAGCCAGCGGCGACTCCAGTAGGCAAAGGATTTGTAACAGCTACTGTGGGTAAGGGCGGAGAGCCGGAAACCGTAATGCCAGTACCTGCTGTTACTCCTGTAACGGTTCCTGTACCTGGAATAGGGTTATAAGCCCAGCCTTTGTATACAATCGTTACAGGATTAACACTCCACGTACTAACGTTGACACGAACGTAGTTTGCGTTACCGGACGTAATAGCGGATGAACCTGCGGTTGTGCAAGTCTGCGCAGCAAGAATACCACCCACGGTCCACGTTACGTTGTCAGGCGAAGAGTCGATCGAAACTTGGCAAGTTGACGGAGTCCCGGACCAGCTTAGCTGATGGTACAAGATTACGGTATTTTCAACGATTGGTGCGGCGGTGGTTACGGAAGTGAACGTAGTCTGTTGGTAGGCATTGTAAGCCTGAGGCTGTGCCTGCGGCACCAGTAACAGAAATAGGAATACAGCTGCAAGTCCAGAACGCAATGCGTCCGCGGCATAGCCGTAAAACAAAGAATGGCAACTTCGCTCGACTCGCTTCGCTCGTCTCACTCGCGCAGAACTCTCTTCCTCTGTCAAGCCAACTGTCATGGTATCTCCTTTCGGAGAATACCTCGCGCGCCAACCGAGAATGTCTTGACAGCCACCGTTGAATGGTCTGCGATTCCTTCAGCGCGGTTAGTTGAAACAACCCCGGCCAGCGCGCAAGCTTTTTTGAAAATCGGTGTAACATAAAAAGTTGGAGCCTTCCAACGTTGACGAGGACCTAAACCTCTTTTCATTTCCGCGACACTGTAGTATTTTTCGCCGGTGTTTTTAAGAAGATGGGCCTCGATCTGTTCTTTGTAGTAACTATACCAAACTTGGTATTCTGTCAGGCGCTTTCGTGCTAAGTTTTGTAAAAACCGCCCTTTGTGGCGGGCTTCGTGTATACCAAGAAGTTGGTTACAATCATCGCAAAGGGGACCACGAATCATGCCAGTAGCATGGTCGTGGTCCCGAACGAGGCGCTTGAAACGGGTCTGCCACGCTTCGTTGCCGTAGATGCCGCAAGTTTGCATTCAGACTTGAAACAAGTGGCGCTGCGCGTGCTCTTTGATGGATTCGATAGCGCCAGCTAGGCTTTGAACGTGAGTTTGCCACGCGCACTCACGGCAAGTTGCCTTGTAGTTATACCGTGCCGGCTGCGGCAACTGCTCGACGATGACGTAGTCATCAAGCGCAGCTTGCAGCTTTTCTCGACCGTTAGGCGTAGCCGGATCAGTGCCGATCAGGCGAGTACCACGGCCAAAGCTGCGCAGCTTGTACTTGTCGTCTGGAGCTTTCGCGCCAGCGACTTGCGCAGCAGCGGCAACGTCCTGCGGCTTGGGAGGCATCTGCGCCGGGGTGGGGGCAGTAGCCAAAGGCTGGAGTGGTTTTGCTTGCGTTCCCATAAAGCTCCTTTATCCGTTGGCATCCGCCAAGTCAAAACTTACGTTGTAGGAGCCAGGCGCCGTAGGCGTTCCCGATAGGGAGCCGTCACTGTTGATGGTTACACCTGGAGGTGGCGTTCCCGCTAACGCGGACAGAACGTAAGGCGGCGTACCGCCAGTGATGGCAAGCTTACTACCTGCCGGCAACGCAGTGCCGCTAGGACCAATGTCCTCTGGACTTGCGACAGCAAGCGGTGGAGCCGAAGGCGGATCGACCGTGAGTGTGATTGCGAAAGTTCCCTTCATGTGAATTACCAGTCCCTTCTCGTGTAGAGTACGTTCAAATTCGTAACGGTTCATCGCTTACTTGCCTTTACGCGCCGTACGGTACTGCGGTGCGCCGAGACGCTCAAGCTGACGTTCGATAATATCCAGTCGTTGGTGCAATGGAATCTTACCAGCTACTCCAATCTCACGGTTCATGTGATTGATTAAACGTGTTTCGCAACGTTCACAGACAACGATGCGCTTTTCCAAATCCGGATCATGTTTCGACGCCAGTCGAAGCGCCTCTTTTGACCGCTTCTCGGTATCAAGGAAGCGTTGCCAGTCAACCGTCTTTGTCTTCATTATTGCACCTTTTGTGAAACGCTCGATAACGGAACATTAGCCTTCGGCTCACTTTCAGTTATATCAACCGAAGGTTGCGAAGGCACAACGTTAGCAAGCTTTGTGGCGACAGCATCTGCCCCAGTCTGTAACGCAGACAGCACTTCGCCACTAAGCGTGGGCACTTGCGGTTGGGAGTCGGTTCGACCCGCTTTGGCGAAGACTCTGTCTGGGTCTCTGTCGAGGATTTCGCTTGCGGCTTGAAGCGAAGCTCGCAGATCGCGACGCTGTTGTACAGCTTCCAGCAAGGTTCGCATTGCCATCGGCACGCCGACCTTGAACTCCTGGCGGAGCAGATCAGCGCGTCCCGCAAGCGCAATGTCCATTTTCGAGATGGTGCCCTGAAGGACGGCGTTCTCTACATCTTTGTACTCTGGCAACGCAACGATACGTGCCAGGCCCGCAGGCGTTAGCCCAACAGTCTGTGCAATGATCGCATCTCGGTGCCCCGCTACGCGCATCCGAGCAATCTGCGGTATTCGTATGTCAACTTTTGACATCTGTAAGATCGTCCTCGACGGACAACGTAGTTGCCGGCTTACACTTCGTGTACGTAGCGCCGCTAGGCAACTTCACCCGCGACGCCAGTAACCGCAGGTTACGACTGGCGTTCTCCTTCGGAACACGATCGTTTATGAGCCGACCGTGATCTGAAAGACGAACGCCAGTTGGCCTATTCCCCATGAGCACTTTCAGTCTAACACGCAGAGCGTAGCGGGTCAAGGCTTTTCTTACTTCGTAAGTCGTTACGCACAGTGGGCTTAGCCGAAAGGCTACGAACTAGTTACTAACTTCGTTATGTCTTGTTCCGTTACCGCAACGAAGTTTCAATGCCGTAGCGCAAGCGCTACGAACGTATACGAAGTACACAACCGTACCGTACACGAAGTGTGGCAACTTCGTTATTGAAAGTTGGGAAGCAGGAAAAATTATTTTAGCGGCCAATGGCACCTCTGGTAGTGGCTATGGTTTTGGGGCCTAGGGGTCCGGCGACCCGCCGTAGCAAGTCCTTGCCGCGTAAGCGTGACACTATATGTGTACGATGTGTATAAATATCACAGCGCATAGCGTGTAGTGTTAGATGCATGAGTGGTACGACGCTGTGATCATACGCGAAGCGTATAGCGACAAAGAACCTTTACGCATCAGCGACTAACGTTAGTACCGTGCTCCGCACTGCCGTGCATAGACTTCGTCTAAGGACGATACGCAGTATCTCTCTGGAGGAGAATATGCCAAACGAAGAAACAGTGCAAGAGAAAGCCCAACGTGAACGGCGCGAAGCTCTGGAACTTGCTATCGAAGATGTGCCACAAGCGTGCATCGACTTGATGTGTGTTGTTGTGGAGCAAGACCCAGAAAAACGCAGTACAAGCTACTGGCTTGGCGAAGCCTTCGTGTACGTCCACAAGTACCAGAAACGACTGCGCGAGTATGCCGCAGAACGTGAGGACAATCGCAAGCGCAAGGAGAACGAGAACTTGTTCTCCAAGTACATTGCGATGACGCCGCCGAAGAATGCCACAGAGTTGCTCACGCTTATGCAACGCTTCGGCATCTGCCCACAAGTGCCTGTTCCTGTGGAAGCGCCAGCAGCGCCAACAGCAACGCAAGTAGCGTAAACGAAGTTCAACCACAACAGCACGCCAGTGCGGAGCGAGGTACTCACGTATGAATACACGAACCAAGCGTGCGCTTGCGCGCTTGGGCTTTACGCGCGTCGCAGGCGAATCAATGGAATTGCCTAATTCGCCCGCGAATCGGTTTCCGATTGTTCGAGAACCGTCGCAAACGGAGTTGGAAACCACAACGTCGAAGACGTACGTACCGTGGTACTGGTGGAAGATACATTGCGCACATGGTAAGTTATGGACGGCACCATGCGGCATGTGTCCGCAAGGACTGCGCTCAGCAGCACAACGCGCTGTGCGTATGTCCTTGATAACAGAAGAGTTACGTAAGTGCGTGCGTGGCTAATTACGGAGCCTACCCACACGCACTAACGTAACTAT